AGAACAAACGTTTCAAGCTTTCTAAGAGTTTGTTCATGAATATCTTCAACAATTATTAATAATGAATTATTAGATTGTTGTGTTAATTCTAATATATTTCTAAAGTTTTCTAATTTTTCTAATTTACCATCAATAACTAAAGTATTGACATTTGTAAATTCACAAGTTCCTTTAGATTGGTTTGTAATAAAATGTTTAGAAAAATAACTTATTGGAAGCGACATTCCTGGTAAAGTATCTAATACATCTTCAGTATTAGAACTTTCTTCAATTTTAACTATATCAGAATGGTTATAAGCTTGTTGAATAAGTTCACCAATCTGTAAATCGTTATTAGCAGATATACTAGCAACATGTTTAATATCCTCATGTTTTAATTCTCGTGAATTGAGTTTTAATTGTTTAATTACTTTAGGTATAATTTCATCAAAAGCTTTATTAATATCTATAGATTTAAAATCTTTTAAATTATTAACAAATGCTGTAGCTAATACTATTGAAGTTGTTGTACCATCCCCAGCATCTTCTACAGTCTTTTTAGCAACCTGTTTAATTAAATTTGCACCAATATTCTGTAATGGATCTTTAAATGTAATTTGTTCCGCAACAGATACACCATCTTTAGTTATAATATATTCTCCATATTTATTTTTATTAGGTATAATGACAGTAGCTCCATTAGGTCCCATCGTGCTAGAAACCGCTTTATTTAAATCATTAATACCTTCTATAATCTTATTTCTTGCTTCTTTTCCAAAATGTAATTCTTCCATTATAAATATTTAAAATTAAAATTTTTTGCATGTTTCAATGACCAAGTAAAAGATCCATATATTTTATTAATACTTAATGAAGCTTCTTTAACACTATTAAATATATCACCTGTAATTGTGTTAATAACTTTTTTAGAATTTGGATTATCTGATAAAAAGAATTTACCTTCCTTAGCTTTTCTCATTTTTTCTTTACTTTCATTAGAAACAAATTTATTTCTATGAAAATTACCTATTTTATTTCTAGTTTCTTTTGATGGACTACATCCTTTTGAACCATCACCACCATTAGTTAAATTAGCAAGAGGTCCAGTTTTTAAATCAATTCTACCATATTCAGAAATTAATAATATTTCTAATTCACAAGCATCTTCCCAGGTTAAATTTTCTGCTAATATTTCTACTTGATAACTTGTTTTATTTACAATATCGTTCCATATTTTATTTCTTTTAGCTGTGTCTTTAGAATAAGCTCTTTTTAAATAACCCATTCCTATATAAAATATTTCATTATTATCTAACCTTTTATGTCTATAAACAACTTTATTATTTTCTTTTCTCATTATTCAAATTTCAAACCTCCTTCGTAAATTCCCATAGCCTGTTGACCTTTCATACGTCCTTCAGTTTCTATTTTCTCTTTAATTAATTCTTTTTCAGCAGCTTTTAAATCCTGCATTACAACTTTAATTTTACTAATACCACCTACAATAGTTGTCAATGTAGTTACTGGTTTATTTCGATCATCACGTTCTTCTAATAGTTCTTTAGTCTTAGTTAAGTATTCCGATATATCATTAGCTGCTAATAAAGCATTTTTATATAATTTACCAATTACTGTTAAACTTCTTTCTTCATAGAAGTTAATTGCATCTTGCATTATAGAATCTATTTTCCAATTATCAGGAAGTTGTAAATCTTTTATAATTTCCTCTGTTCTAAATTTAATATCTATAATTAAATAGTCAGATTTAATATCTGTATAGTAATATATAAATAACATTTCTTTTAATGCTAAATCTTTATTACGACTCTTATCACGTTTAAGTATTTTTTTAAAGGGTTCTAATCCCCATAAATTATCTTCTACGGTTAGAACTCCATCACGAAGTATGAATCCATTCATATTTTTTAGTTTTGAAATGGAGCATTTCCATCCATTGTGATTTTTACTGTCGAACCTTCTTCATAAACTTTACCAATATTATCCCAACCAATACCATCAAGTTCAGTTAATACTACAATTTTATCTTTTGGTAATTTTTCCAATATATTAATTAATTCTTTTACTGACATTTTATTTTATTTATATGATTACAAATATATTATACCTATAAAACCCGACTAGATTTCTCAGGTCGGGTTATAGTTTATTCGTTTGTTTGTAAATCTTTAGAATTTATAAATCTCGTTTTGATTAGTCTATCTTCAATGATAGCAAATATTTTACCATCAAATTCAATAGGGTCTAATTTAATTGTTGAAAAATCTTCATGCGTATTATTTGGATTAATTTGTTTATTTAACATCTTCTCTAAATCCAATCTAACTTTATCACCTACTTCAACATTGTGACAATGTGAACCTTTTGCAACAATATATTGAAATTGACTCATTGCATTATCAGATAAATCTAAACTATTTAATGTATTTTCTGTATTTAAAGTAATTACTACTTTGTTAAACATTGGTTGTTCTAACCATTCCTTACTAATCTCTAACGCGTCATATGCTGTTACATTCTCTTTCATCCTTTTCTTCTTTATTTTTTTGTAATCTGTATTTATGTTTATCTACTATTTCTCCTGATGTATATACTTTACCCAAGTATTTAAAAAAGAAGTTTGTTTTTGAATTATCAATTTCTTCACTTGTCAGTGTATCTAATAACATTTTTCTAATTTCTTCATACATGAATCTAAACTGCGATTCAACTATTTCTCTTATTTCACAATCTCTAAGATTGTTATTTAAACCTATTGTATGAATAATGTCATTTACTTTTTTCTCTTGAATTTTATCCATTTACAATTATATTTTTGATATATCTAAAAAAGTGAATCTATAAGATTCTGTTGCTTTTGAATGTTTAATAGATTCGTCATATAAAGGATCATATTGTATTTTAAAATTAACTTTATACTCTTTACCATATTCTCCACTTTCTTTTAATCTCTTTACATAAACATCCCAATCAACCCAATCACTTTCTGTCCACCATTCAGTAGCAAAATCTCCTAAATATCCTTTAAAACAAGTTGTACTATATTCTTTAAATTTATCCATCTATAATTTTAAAATTAATATTAATAGTAAATGTTTTATTTTTTTTATCCATTTGAGGAATATATACAGATGATATTTCATTATTGATTATAACATTAGCTTTTCTAAGCTGACTATATATATTTTCTAAACCTTGTGCTGTAATACCCAATTCATCTGTAATTAGAATTTTAGTATCATAATCAAATACTGTTTTCCATAATATTTTATTATTAGTAATCTCTTTAGAAAATTGATAATGATAATATAATAATAAAGCAACTACTGTATAATGTTGTTTCTGAAGTTTATGAAAAGGTTTTAAAAATTCAATATATCTAAAAAAGAAATTCTTAACTTTTACATTTATAACTGCATTTTTAACATTATCCATAATTAATATTTAGGTTTAATCTTCCGTTCTTTATTGTATTCAAATATATTAGCAAAAGTTTGTACCTCGTTCACACTATTACATCTTTGACATATTTCATTACCATCATCATCTACTTCATATTGATTTGGTACAACTAATGTACCACAATGCTTACAAGCAAAGACTGGTTCTTTATCGTAGTCTTTTGTTTTATTATTCATAATTTCATTTATTTTATCTTTTATATTTTGTACCCATTCGGAATCATAATATGGGAACACGTGCATTCTATTTACATACTCAACATGTTTATACAGTTTGTTGAGCTGTTTGAGTATTTCTTTGCTCATCTTTAGTTTTAATATTTAAAAGTATTAACCAACCTTCATTTTGTTTATTAACATTTACAGTATAACTAAATCTTGGATATTTACCTGTAAACAATTCTATTTTAGTTTGAAATGTATCTAATTGATCTAATGCTTTCTTTAAATCTTTTTCATATATAGTATATTCTTTTTGCATTTATTTGATTTCATTTTTAATTTTAAATTCTTCCCATTCAACTCTTGATAACAAATTGGGAAAACGTTCTTGGTTACAAGATTGAGATGTGTAAATTCTTGCAGGATAATCACAACCACACTTAATGCATTTTTTAGTTTTAGCACAATCATTCTCACATAATAACATTCTGTAAGCAAATTGTTCTTTAAGATGGCTTACTTGAAACTTCTCAGTAAATAATCTAGTATTACCTTCTATAAAATTATAAATATTAGATAATGTTATTTCTTTACTCATTACCTAATCTACTAAGTATTAAACTTTTCTCCATTGAATCTAAATCTCTACCAATTAACTCTGGTACAATAGAATCAATGTTATCTTCTGTTACTTTATCTTCTAATGTTTTAAGATAATCAGATAATTCATTAATCTGCCTTAACTTAGTATAAAATGTTTTAACTTGTTTCTTAGTATTAAGTTTATCTAAAACATTTTTCTTTCTAATTCCATTTTTGTTATATGTACGCATTTTTATAAATTCTTAAATTTTAAATATTTAGGATTCTCCTTACTCCACTTGGTTCTATACCCTTCTAATTCATTGTCTGTTTTAGTTGGGAATATATTTCTCCAATATTCTAATTCTTTGGGATTATTTTTACTATTCATATATACTGTATTTTTTTCAATATTAATATCTTCTTCAGTTCTTAAATCTATAAGTTCTCCGTTTTTCATTAAAAAGTAGTATTTAAAATTTTAGTATCTATTATCGTATCTCCAGTTTTATTAAATAATATATGTTTCTTAATGTAACCTGTCTTATTTCTAGCAAAAATTTGAACTGTTGGTATATTACCATCACCTAGAAATAATCCGACGTTTAGATCATTGATTCTACAACCTCTCCACTTCTTAGTATAATGGTTACACATATTAAAAATATCTTTTTGATTATCTATAATATGATTTTCTATTTCTGTAACTTTATTTTGTATATTTATCAGCATCTTTTGTGTTTTGTTTATATCTATTTACGCAATGTATTATTTCTTCTTTTGTTAATTTTGGCATATAATAAGATTTGTCTATTGTACCTATATTAATTTGTTCAATTCCATTTATAAAAACTGGGTTTTCAATATTCCATTCATCACAATAATATTGTGTATTATCTTCTTCCATTATAGTGTTTCATTATATCTATTTAATAGAAAGTTAGTAAAATCATAATTATTAAATACTCCATTTAAATCAATATACATTCTAATATCTATTGATGATTTATCTGGTAAAGTTACTCTACATTTTTCATATGTTATTAACTGTGACCAATTTTCAAATCCAATAGGTTGTTGATCATTATAAATAACTTCTATAGGAAAACAACATTCTGTTTCTAACTTATTATATTTTACACCTGTCATTAAGCTTATTTTTAAATTCTATACAAAGGTAATCAATTAAAATGACAATTCCTAATAAAATTACAATTAATTTTATTTTTATTTTATTTCCCATAAATAAAATCTAATATTTTACCTACTAAACCACTTCTATGATTTTCTTTCAATTTTATATGAGCAATTCCTTCTATACTTTTAGATAGTTCTATAGCAAAATCTAATCCTGTAACACCTTCATTAATATCTCTTTGAGATTGATCCCCATTAATAATAATTTTACCTGTATTACCTAGCCTAGTTAAGATTGCCTCCATCTCTTTAACTGTAAGATTCTGAGCTTCTTCAACAATTAAAACATCATCAATAGTTTTACCTCTAATAAACTGTATAGGTAATGCTTGTATTTTACCATTTTTAACAAAATCGTCAATCTTTAATCTATCCATACACTTATATAAATTTTCAATTAAAGCTTCCATATATGGATTAAACTTATCTTTTAAATCTCCAGGTAAAAACCCTAATGATTTACCTACCTCAACTGCACTTCTAGCAACTAAAAGTTTATCTATTTGTTTAGTATTTAAAAAATCTAATGCTGTTACAGCTCCAACAAGTGATTTACCAGAACCAGCTCTTCCTGTAATAATTGTAACCTGATTTTCAATAATTGTCTGTTTAGCTAATTTTTGTTCTTCATTAAGTTGAACATTATATTTTATATCACTCTTACGTACTCTGTTTGCTTGATGCATATTATTTATTTAAATTGTTAATTTTCAATCTTTCGAAATCTTTTCTATATAAAACTACATCATCTCCTTCTAATATTCTTTTAATTTCTTTAGGATTGAGACCTAGTTCTTTATATTTAGAAACCCAGTTATCATTTTGCTTTTTAAGTTGTTCTATTAAAATAGTATAATCTAACATAGTTTTTCTAAAACTACCTTCGATAGATCTATCACCTAAATGAAATAATATCCAATCCAAATCTTCACACAATATAATCTCTTTCTTACATTCAAATAAAAGAAAAGTTCCTGCTGATGCAATATAACCAGTTAGATATATTTTAATATCTGGATGATTATTAATAAAATGCAATAGTATTCTCATTGCATGTGGATTACCACCAATAGTTGTAAAAAATAAATCAATTGCTTTATATTCAGTTAATTTATCAATTAATTCTTGTACTGTTTCAGAATCTATTTCGTTTTCGAAATGATGTACATATCTTTGAATTTCTTCTGATGATTCTAATTCATCTAACAAAGCATTTATTAAATCTTCCTTCACCATATATCTTATATTTTAATTATAATACAAAGATAATAAATTATTTTGACATACGCAAGTTTTTTATCAATTATTTTTCAATAAAATGTTAAAATAACTTAATTTAGGTGGTAATTAGACATAAAAAAACCTACTACAGTTAAGTAGTAGGTTGTAAATTATTATATTCATTTAGTTTATTCAGTAATTTCTTCTCTTTAAGAATATTTACTAATTGGGATTTATTTAAATTATAAGATTTAGTATAGTTGTGTAATTCAATATATCCAACATTACTTTGGATTTGAAATTGAATCACTTTAATGAATTCATTCACCCTTTTTTGATATGATCTCATATCTTTATCATTTTTCACCATATTATTTAAATTTGGACTTAAATTAAAGCTAAGAATCCCCTAGACAAAAATTTTCTTAAATTTTCAAACGATATATCACTATTCGCTTTAACTTAATAACCTTATATGATTGCCGTTCGTCTGCTATTAAGCTTCACCTTCATGATACCCCAGTATTATATCATCCAATCAATTTCAGTTCCTTCTCTTGAAGTTTAAAGTCTGTTTTGTAACTACCGGAGAAACCTCATCCATTATATTTGTATATTATTTCAATACTATAGATTACTATCCGATGTCTAGTGGACTAATACTTTCGCCTCATCCACGGTATTCTATTTTCTAGAATGTTACAGTGCAAAGATACAACATTTATTTGATAATTCCTAGTAAAAAGTGATTTATTTTACATAAAATGTTACTCATCTATAGCGTTTAGGTATTATTTAATATCATTTAAATTATAATATCTATTATCAATTTCCTCAGGTAAAACTTCATCTAGCCATTTCCTACCATAATCTTTTGTTTGCACAGATGGTTTTCTAATCCATATATTATCAATTAGTTTACTATAATCTCCGTTATTATGAAGAATATTTTTACTTTTAAATACTTCAGCAATTGATTGTGTTATAATTTCATCAAAATCTTTCATAAATTTATTATTTAATATTTTATGCAATATACGAAATATATTTGACAATTCCAAATTTTTTGGGAAATTTTTTTAAAAATTTTATTGATCGTGATTGATAAATAACCTAAAACCTAACCCCCACTCTTTTCAAACTTTGGGAGGTACTCCGTACTTCATTATACTAATCAGAATTGTAAATGTCATGACTCGACAGCAATTCATAATACATATCATACTATGTCTACAATTTTCAAACCAGTTGCAAACGAAGCTACTGGAAAAACAGATTTCAACTTTCCTGCTGAGTTAGTATCCATCTCTGATAAAGTTATGGAAAACTCTAATGGTACTAAGTATGTACTAGGTAATGTGAGCTTCACATATCCTAATGGTACACCAGCTAAGGCTGTTACTACACAGATATTTGCTAAGTCATTAGCACATGGTATCAAAGTAGGCTCTACATTATTATCTACATTATCTAAAGATGATGAGGGTAGAATGTGGATTAGAACATCACACTTACCTGCTGGTAACAACATCGATACAGATGCATTTGGGTCTATGTTTGACGAAGTTGTTGCTCAACCTGCTGTTGCAGTAGAAGCATAATCTATAGGGACTCTTCGGAGTCCTTATATTTTTTTAACCTAGAATAACTTATTATGTGTAATGATTAATTAGCCAATATAGCATGTGATTGTTTAAACCTTTGAAAAGAATTAAATGTCTAAGTAAATCATATAATCTTTATAATAGTGTTAAATGTTATCAATTAAATTTTAGTTAATAATAATGTCGAGGGTAACACACCGTAGAGACAGTTAATAGACTTATAATTGCTAAAATTTTAATTGGTGACTATTGCAATAATTCTACATATATATTAAGGTAGAATTTTAATATAATTTTAAATGGAATATTTAGGATTAAAACTTTAATATTGTATAAACTCGCTAAACATTGATGAGTATAAATAGATACTAATAGTAATATTAGATGTGTTGATACCGTGAGAAAGTATAAAAATGATAGTATATTATGTTATACCAACACAAATGAGTTCTCAGCAAGTAGTTAAATAATTAAATTGTCTTTCATGATTTGGACTTATTTAGTAAGTCAGTTAGACCTTAGAACCAGAACATGATTTATGGTAATAAATTATTAACTACATGACCCTACTCTTACATACAGCTTTAAACTGTACTAGAATATTAATTGTAAGATAAGAGGGTGCTAATATTAAGATAACCAATTGAGTTATCGCAATTTATAACCTATAGATTTAATTATTTATAGGTTATTTATTTATAACTTGTTGATAGTGAGGTCTTTGTTAATTAATCACCACCAATATCAACTCTCAAACTACAACTCTAGTTACACAACTATAAATATAGTTATAGCTTTTACATTAACAATACAACCGATTTAACAACACATTTCAAATCAATATTAACAACTAAATTATACAAATTATGTCTTTAAAACTAACATTATTTACAAAAGATGCCAATTGTACTGATATAATATCTGTAGAAATAGCACATTTTACAAACTTTGATAACAAAAACAGCTATCATTGTCATCTAATTGATGAACAAATTAAACTTGTTACAGCATTAACAATTAATAAAATATCATTTACTGTAGAATTTGGAAAAGTATTTATTGATGAAACTAGTATTAAAGTTAGACTTGATTCAAAATAACCAATTCAATTAAGTTATTCTACATATATTTACACACAATTTATTACAAATTTAAACTAATTACTAACTGACTAAATAACAAAATTATGGAAACAAATTATATTCCACATTCATTAATTATTAATATTGTCCCTGGAAACATCGCAAGTTTTATAATATGGATTAATACCACAGAAGGAACTTATGGTTCTAATAATAGCTTTACTACTAATAGTAATGGTATTACAGGAATTTTCATTAAAATATAACAACACTTTAGTCAGTCAATTACAGATAATGCTGGGTTGACTGATTATATTAAACTAATAACTAAATTATACAAATTATGAAAAACTTAGACAAATTTATTATCTATATATCCATTAAATTATATGGTAAACGACAACTAATGTGGACATTTCAATAACTAAAATATATAACTATGAAAAAATATATAATTTATACAATAATATCTGGACATACTTATATAATCTGTTTAATAAATGGCAAACCATCTGTAAAAAATAATCCATCAGATGATCAAATTATGACATTTGATGATTATGATAAAGCTAACACTATTGCTAAAAAAAATAATAATAATGATGTAACTTATAAAGTTAAAGAAATCAATACGTAACATTATGTCAACATATTCAAATAATCCACAACAAAATAAATGGGAAATATGGTTTTTATCATCAGTAACTATATTTATAGTAATATTAATAATAATAACATCTATACCATTAGAACAATTACCTATATGGTATGATGCACTAACATTAGCATCCTTTATTAATTTAATATATTGTATAATAATAGGTTCAAGAAAATGATAACTGAATCATTTCAAAATTATAAAGGTTACACAATTAGATTAAGAGCAGTAACTAATAATGGTTTTACATATGATATTATTAAACAAAGACCTAATATAACATCACCAAATGGTATTAAAAATATCTATTTAAAAAAAGTATCATATTGGTATATTAAACCTGATGAATTATTAAATAAAGCTAAAAATTATATTGATAATTTTGAAAATAATTTAATTAATAAATATAATAAATCTAATTAAATAATAATATTATGATAAGAAATAAAATAGAAAGATATATTTTTTCAGAACATCATTTAAAACATCCAACATTAGTATTTATATTAACCTTAAGTTGTTCACTTATTATTGTAACTGCAATGCTATTATATATTAAATATGTTAATTAAAGTAACTAACAAACTTAAAAAAACAAATAATATGAATCAATTTAAAAGAGCACAGATAATAATGTTACAATCAGTAATAAAATCACATATTTTATTATATCATAACCCAAATGGAGCTATAACATTAAAAAGATATACTTCGGCATTACTATCTAACGAAATTAGATATGCAAAACATTTATATGTTATTTCAAATGATGAAATAAAAGAAGGTGATTGGATATATGAAGATGAATTTAAAACTATTAGTGTTGCTAAATACAATAATTCAGTTTTAGATGAGAAATTTAAAAAGATTATAACTACAACAGATACTTCATTAGAAATAATATCTAAAGGTATTAATCCTGTATATGAAAAATTACCTCAACCATCACAACAATTCATTAAAAAATATATTGAATCTTATAATAAAGGAGTTGTTTTATCTGATATACTAGTCGAATATGAACAAAAATATGAAACTATGTATAAAGGACAAATTGGATTTCCTGAAGATGATGTTAATTGGTGGATTAATAAAATTAAAATCAATCCTAAAGACAACACTATTAATATTAAACCATTGAAAGATAGTTGGAATAAAGAAGAAATTATTAATTTAATTAAATCATTTGCTAATAATTACCAATATGCATCAAATAATATTGGTTATAATAAATGGATTGAAGAAAATTTATAAAATAAAATAACTACGGACGTGGATAGAAATCCTAGCAGAAAGTCACATTATAGTAAGTCTTCGTTATGTGAGAAAATAAACCACTGGAATTAATAATTAGTTCTAGTGGTTTTATAATAAAATAAATAAGGGGGTGACAGGTATTGATACGTGCATAATAATTATATAATTCAGCAGAAATAGGTGAAAGTTCATTAAATTGAACATTGTTGAAATGACAAAAATCAAATAGTTGCCAATATGCAAGTAGTTCATAACATCTTAAACGGTGGAACTATTGAAGCTAAATCTGATATTATCTTAGATAAATTAGAATTAGCAGCATAATTAAATAGATTAGAGTAATCTAATCGAACTCAAACTATAGAGTAATTTAGTATTTCTCCACATTTAGTATTATTTAAGGGAGATTAAAGATTAAAATATACAATAAGCTGTATAAAATTATATATTAAAAGTAAAGTAGACCGGACTTCAATGTCCGCACCTCCACTAACTAACTAATTATTAATTAGTTATAAAGAAAGCTGTTACTTGAGTTAGCACTAGGACAGTAACTATTATCAGAGGAAGCTAATCTCTTGGATAATCCTGCAGGTTGTGACCAGTACACATAAAAAGACTTCTACCAGTTAGAATAAGTATACACCGTTATGGTTAAGTTCTGACATTTTTTTAAATAAATAAAATCAAAAATAAAACAGTCCGTGTAAACTGTGAATAAATAATACTTAGTGCAAATGTCTAGCACCCTTATCAATAGATGTAACAATTATAAGCATTTATAATCAAGTATTAGAGATGTTTCAGAAATGAATTATAACAAATCGAGAAATAGATTATAATGTAAGCATAAAACTTATAATTGGGGAAATATAAATTGACAACTTACAGTGTTATTTTATAAAAATTATAAATAAAAAATTAAATTCCAATTATTAATATGCGAAATAAAGTGTCCTTAAATGGTCAATAACTGAATAATAATTATATAATGTTGCTAGGCTTGTAACCTAGAAATGGAGGTTTAAATCCTCGTGCTACAACTCAGAAATAGTGAGCATTAACATAATAATATAATTATTGAAAAGGTTAAATATTACATAAGTAAAACTAAATCTGATATTCTTAAATGAATACAAAACCTATTGTGGAATAATAGTAAGCAATAGTTATAAATATAAAAAAAAGGTTTTTAATATATTAATTAAAAACCTTTTTTAAATTAAAAACAACTAAATATTAAAATTATGAACACAGAAAAATTTACAACAGTTACTTATACATTAGAAAATGATACAAAAATTGTACAACCCATTAACAAACAAGCTTTTATTAATGAAAAAGGTCGTAAAAGAACAGAAGGAGAATTTCATAAATTATTTACAGACACCGCTTGGGATAAAAGAGCTATTTCATATACAATTGATTCTGAAACAAATGAATCGTTGTCAAAAGAAAAAGAAATTCATTTCACTAAAAATGAAAAAAAAGTAACTAAAAGAGATTATAATGATTTCAAACAATCAAATCCAAACGGATTTAAACAATCATTGAAATCTTTTCAAAAACAATTTGTTGATTCAATTACAAATTGTAAAAGAATCAGAATAAATATTGGTAATATAATTTTACAATAGTATGATAACAATGTTTATAATTATATGGTTGTTACTAGGTGTAATATCTGTATGGAGAAATTATCATAGGTGGTTAAAATTTTGGTATATTACATTTAATGAAAATTATTGGAAATATGCTAAAACAGAAAAATGGTAAGGTATTTAAAATATTATTTTGGGGATCTCCCATACTTATATTAGGAGGCTTGATTACTTTATTATTATCTGAATGTTTTTTAGAAGAAAATTGTTGGTGGTTTACTACTAAAAAAAAATAAATAAAATTTTAAATTAAATCACTTAATCCTTAAAATGGCTAGGAATGCATTATTGTATGTATATATTGAACAATTCAAGAGATTTATTTTAAATCAAATGTAGTAGTAAATATTAATATAATAACAAAATTTGTAAGAGTTAATTTTTTTATTTAGAATATTAAAACTTTTATTTCTAGTACTCCATATATGGACGAAGTAAATAATATTACATTTTAATACAATAAATATATTAATTAGCGCCACTTACTTAGGTGATTTAATTAAATTTAAAAATATAGAAAATGCGAAAAGATATAATATTACCTAAAAATCCAACAAATCAAGATGTTGAGGATTATTATAAATTGAGTCAAAATTATACAAATTTTTTTGAAAAAAGAAATTATAATATTGGTGATAAAATAATAATTAGTGATAATCCTTGTTCAATGGCATGTGGATGTTATTGGAAAAATAATGAACATGATAATTTTATAAATCCAAATGAAATATACACGATTAAACATATTCATTATTTTGGAGGAGGTTGTCCACCAACATTATTAGAAATTAAAGAATTGCCTCAAACACATTCTTATGATACTGCAATTAATGCAAATATATTTAAGGTGATTTAATTTAATTAAAACTAAAAAATATTATGAATCAAAATAAATTTTCAATCTATATAATTTGTGCTTTTACACATTTTATGTGGTTTTATATAATGGAATTAACAACTCCATTTCAAGTAAGAAATTCAGTAACTATAAACGGAAATTTTATTGAATTAATAAGATAAAAAAACTAACAAAACTAAAAATTATGACAACAATTACAACATTACAAAAAGCAGGTTATAAAGGAGCTAAAATAACTTCTATGGTTAAAGCTATTGAATCTCAAGAGATATTTAAATATTTGAGATTAGTTCAACAAAATGAATTTAGTAAATTAAAAAATACTTATAATAAAGTTGGTTATTTAACTCAACCTTATTATAGTTATCTTTGGCAACTTTATTGGAATTTTGTATTAAATGATTTTAGATTTGATAATAAATCTAAAGATTGGTCAATTCCTACTAAAATTAAAAAAGTTGAACATCAACATATTGGTATGAAAATATTACATAATGTGTAGTTTACAATTCCCTAATAGTGAAATAGTTTATACTCATCTTTGGAATAGAATAGATTTAAATAACAGTTTAAAAAATAACTAAATTATGGAAATAGATAAATTAGTAGAAGAATGTAAAGAATTTTTTAAAAAAAGTTACATTAGAAAAACTAATTTTGAAAATGATTTAATGGAATTATTAGATGAAGAAATTATTACATTTGAAGAATATAAACAAATAACTAAAAATAAAGAATTATGGAAACATTTATTACAATATTGATAGTATTAGCAACTATAATTATCTGTTATTATATTAATAGATATATAGTAAAAGTTGTTAATAAAACTAATTACAGTTGGGAAGAAGTTAAAACAAATTTATTAATGAGTATATTTATACCAGTATCATTTATATATTGGATAATATATTTAGTAAATATTATACCTTCATTACCAGAGAAGCCACCAAGATGGTTATAAACTAATTAAAAAAATAGAACGGAAGTGTATTGGTAGCACAGGTTAAATACTTAACAAAGTGGAAGGTCGATTCTTTCACGTTCTCAAACTATGTTTCATAATATGTAGTTTTTAGTTAGTTAATTTGAACCCTATCAGAAATGATGGGGTTTATTTTTTAACAAACTATATTATGAATAATAAAATAATAAATAATAACTAATTAATAAAAATTATGGAATATATTAAAAAAGAAGATTTAAAAGATAGTGAAATTTATAAAACATCAAATGGTTATATATTTAAATATTTAGATAAAAATGATAAAATATAATAATAATTTAAAATCTAAAACCTCATATAAAGGATGGTTAGATCATTGTAACAGTATAAATTTAAAAAGAAAATATGAAAACTATTAAAATTAAAAAAAAAGAATTTCAAAAATTATATGATATTGCATGTAATCAATGGCAACCAATATTTCAAGAAAAATTTAAAGAATTTTTATTTGAAGATTATATTGAATTTGATGAATCATTTTTATTAAAAATGCAAAAAGCTTGTACAGATCCACAATTAAAAGTATTTAATGTAATATTTAAACCTTATTTGGAAGAAGTTATAGATTTATTTAGTATAAATACTTATAAAAAAGTTTGTAAATAATTAAAAGAAAAAATGGAAATTTGTCCATTTAGAAAAATTAAACAAATTGAGAAATTATTTAATGATAATTGGAAAGTAAACCTTACAGATCCAAATCAAGCAAAATATTATCCTTATTTTGAAATAAAAAGTTCTGGTTTGGTGTTCGGTGGTTCTAGCTACAGCTACTGCAGCTTTTTTGGGCGGGTTGCCTTTTACAAAGATAGTAAAACCTCTGATTTTGTTGGTAAAACATTCTTAAAAGAATACGAAGAATTTGGAAATTACAAAGGTTAATATTATAAACTAGTTCTAGTTTAGTGTTCAATAGTTCTAACTACAACAACTACAACTTTAATGAGCAAGTTACCTCTACTTTAATAATATTAATATTAACATTAACTCTTGCTAAAAAATATAAAAATTGAAATAATTCTTAGTAATGAAAATGAAAAGTATTATTGAAAAGTAAACAATTAATAAAATAATAACAAATAAATAATAATTATGAAAACAGATAAAACAAAAGTATTTTTTAGATACTCAGAAGATAGAACTATTACAGCAGTTGCTAAAAATGTTCAAACAAATGAAGAAATTGCAACTAGAGAAGTAAAACTTCGTCATGGTGATACACCAAATAAAGTTGTTGGTAGAAAATATGCTTTTAAAAAATTAATGGATTATAGTTTAGTTAACAATTTATTACCAAAACTTGAAATTGGTGCATTATGGAAATTATTTGGATCAATTTGTAAACAACCTAATTATAAATTAGCTTATTAATGAAATATTTAGTAATGCTTTATAATTATCTTTTTGATTTTGTAAAATTTAAAAAAGGATGTTAAATCTTTTAATTTAGATTCCGAAGAAAGACAAAATATAGAATTTATTGAAATAAAAAAGGATGAAATAGATAATTAACTATCATATAGTTTTAAAATATGACTCATTTTAAAACGTAAATATGAATAAAAAATTATATGTTTTTGATTTGGAGACATACCCTAATTTCTTTCTAGCAGTATTTAAATGTATTATTACGAGTGAGTATCATTACTTTGAAATAAGTGATAGAAAAAGTAATCAAATCAATTTAAAAAAATTTCTCAATGAGCAAGTTAAAGGTTTAATAGGTTTTAATAATCTTAATTTTGATTATCCAGTATTACATAATACTATATTAAAATCAAATAAACTTTTAACTGCTCAAGAAATTTATAAAGAAGTTGAAACTATTATCAATACTAAATATTCAGCTATTTGGGATAATCAAATTAAGATACCTCAATTGGATTTATATCGTATTTGGCACTATGATAACAAAAATAAAAGTACATCACTTAAATGGCTTGAATTTGCTATGAGATTACCTAATGTTGAAGATTTACCATATAAACCTGGTACAATTTTAACATTTGATCAAATGGATGAAATTATTAGTTATTGTAAAAATGATATTGAAGCTACTGAGAAATTTTATAATCTTAGTTCTAAACATATTGAAATTAGAAAATTTTATACTCAATTAGAAGATATGAATTTAATTAATGCTTCTGAGATTAAAATGTCTAAAGAAATCTTTGGTAAATATTTATCAAAAGAAATGAAAATAGACATTAAAACTCTTTCTAAATTAAGAACAGAACGTTCTGAAGTAATTATTAAAGATATAACATTCGATTATTTAAAATTTGATGATCCACTTAATCAAGAAATATTAGAAAAATTCAATTCATATAAATGGATTGATACATCTAATATATCTAAAGAACAAGCTAAAAAATATTCAATCTCTTTTAGTAGAAATTATAAAAATGTAATTAGAGAATATGCTGAAGGTGGATTACATTCATTTGGTAAAGCTGGTATATATGAATCAGATAATGATTATGTTTTAGTTGATGTAGATTTTGCATCATATTATCCTCATATATCATTTAGAAATAAATTACATCCAGAACATATTCCAGAACCAATTTTTAGTAACATTTATGAAGGATTCTATAAAGATCGTAAATTATATGATAAAAAAGATCCTCGTAATTATGTATTAAAAATTATTCTTAATGGTAGTTATGGATTATCTAAAGATAAATACGCATTTTTATATGATCCGAAATGGCAATTAGCAATTTGTATTAATGGTCAATTAATGTTAACATTATTAACAGAAAGGGTATTTGAATATTGTAAAATAGAACCAACTATTATATTTGAAAATACAGATGGAGCAATGTATAAAATATATAAATCAGATTATGATAATTTAACTAAAGCTTGTAAAGAAGTTGAAGAAATAGTTAATATTCCTTTAGAAACACAAACTTGTGAAAAAATTATAATTAGAGACGTTAATAATTATATAAACATTATTAACTCTGATAGTATTAAATTTAAAGGTTGTTTTGAAATAGATAGAGACTATCATAAAAATCATTCTAAAAGAATTGTATCAATTGCATTAGCTAATTATTTTATTAATAATATATCAGTTGAAGATACTATTTATAATCATTTAAAAAAAACTAAATATTCATTTTGTGAAAATTATGGAATATATGATTTTTGTTTAGGTGCTAAAATGAAAGGTAAAAATGAATTAATTCAAAGGTATTGGAAAGCTTATGATTTAATTGAAGAATCTTTATCTAAAATGAATAGATATTATGTATCTAATATTGGTGTTGAATTGATTAAAAAATTACCACCATTAGAAAAACATTATCTAACAGAAACTGATAAATATAAACTAAAATTTGATCCAAATCAAATAAATATATTTGATATTATTGAAGATATTAAAATTGATGCTGAAGATAGAGATGAAAATCTAGAAGCTGGTTACAAATGTACATTATTTAATAAATATAAAGAATATGATTATGATTTAAATTATGATTATTATATTAAAGAATGTTACAATATTATTGATAAACTTAAATAATTAAAAATGAAACATAAATTTAAAATTAATAGACATTGGGATTTAAATTACAAAGATTGTATTTTTATATCTATATCTCCAATGTTAGATTTAAATTATGAAAACCACAAAAGCTTACATAACTTTTCAATATCTATAGGTTGGTTATGGTTTAGTATTAATTTTGAATATACTTATTATAAAAACAATTAATTATGAATAAACCAGAATATATTTTTGCTATAGATCTTATAATTGAAGAATTTAAATTATCTAATCCTATATTAATTTCTGAAAAGATTCAAGAAGAATTACATATGGAAGTAAGTATATTTCAAATAGTTGATTATTTAGAAATTAATAAAGAAAATTGGGAAATTGAATCACAAAAAATAGAATATTATGAAAACAATTATTAAATATGAAAAATAAATTATGTCCCAAATGTATAGGAGCCACAAATGTAATGGTTCCTAAAATTAGCGGTAAAAAAGGATTTGAATATCAAATTTGTACATTGTGTAATGGTACAGGTGTAATATCTGAAGAAATTGAAGAAGATTATTTACTGTCTTTAAATGAAGATTTAATTGATGATTATGATTAAAAATAATATAGATACAATATTATTAATTTTTTTCTGTATATTTATGATTTTAATTAATTTAACTAAAAGAAAATAATATGAAAGAACAAATTGAAGAATTAGAAGAGTTAAAATTAAAAATAACTGCTAATTTAAGAGAATGGGTTAAAGATAAATCTATTTCTTTAGATGAAAGATGGAATCTGTTTTTTAAATCTGATTTAGGTGATCATAAAACCTATCATGAAAATTTTGTAAATTTTAAAAGTGATGAGTATTGTAATAATTTAAATAGATATAAAATTATTGATTTAAGTAATGCGATTAATTATAAAAATTTTTCAGATGAAATTCAATATGATGATTTTAGAGAAAATGTTTTAAATAAATTTATTAAATCTTTTAAATGGGATTGGTAATAAATAATAAATTATGAAAGAAGCTTTTATATTAGATATAAATTTTTTAAAAGAACAAAATCTTTCTATTATTGAGTTTATAACATTGTTAAAATTAAATGAAGTTGATATTGATTTAGTTTTAAATGATTCTATATTAAAACGTTTACAAGAAAAACAATTTATTAAATTAATAGATCAAGATTTTATTATTCGTGAAAAAGGTAAATTATTATTAGATTTTTTATCAATAGAAAGTAACTATTCGAATTATAAAGATAAAAAAATTATTAAAAAATCTAATCGTGTTATAAATGAAGGTTTTGATGAATTTATAGAAGAATATAGAAAACTATGGAAAGGTTTAAAACTCGGCAGTATGGGGTCTTCAAATGCTTGTAAAGAGAAAATGGAGAGATGGATGAAAGAAAATCCTAATTATTCTAAAGAAGATATTCTCAAAGCTGCCAGAATTTATATAAAATCTGTAGATAATTATCAATTTCTTCAAGCAGCTCATTATTTTATTTATAAAAAAGAGGGTAAAGAAGAAGATTCTAGATTATCTGCATTTATTGAAGAGAAGGAAATTGATAATACTGATTGGACTACAAAATTGTCATAAATTATGAAAATTACATATGAACAAATATTAAAAATTATAGGAGATAATTGTGAAGAAATACCTTATGAAGGTACAGAAGTTGATAAAGATTCAATGGCTGCGGAATTATTTAACTTAATAAATAATCAAAATGATTAGTTTTGAAGAATTTGAAAAAACTTGTTATCATACACAATATAGTATTGTATTACCTTTAGTTGATAGAATGAGAATTAATAAATTGGAACTTATGACTAAAGGTAAATTAGATAACAATAAATTAAAAAGTAAATTAATGGAAATTTATGAAGAAAAATTTAAAAAATAGTAAAAAATGATACATGTTAAAATAGAAGACGTTTCTAAAACTAAAACACGTAAGAACTTTATTAAAAAGTTTTTAATAGGTAAAAGAATTCCTTCTTATGAAGATCCAGAATTTACTAAAGTTCAATGTAATGGTAAAGGTGAAAATATTGATGGAGCTAGTCGTAGTATTACAGAATTATGGGAATTAACTAAATCTAGATTTCCTGCTACATCAATGAAAGCAATGATTCAAATCTTATTTGAATTAATTGAAGAAGATAAATCAGTGATATTAGTATGGTGTGATAAAATTCAAAAAGTAGTTGTAAAATATGTCCCAAATACTTCTGCAGAATGGATTTCTAGTTATAGTATGAAAAATCATTATACTAAGAAAGGTGTAGATGGTTATAGTTTAGCTGATTATAATGAAATTAAAGATAATTTATAATGTTTGACGATACTATTTATATTCCTGGAAATGAATATTATAATAAATATTGGAGCGATTATATAGATGGTGAAAATAAAATAGAAAATTTAAAAAACGAAATAAAAATGAAAGAATTGATTTGTATAAATCCAAAGAATTATAAACTTACATTAAATAATAAATATCTTGTTGTTATTGATGAAGGTGATACAATTAAAATTATTAACGATAGTAATAAAACTGTTAGATATTATAAAGACTTATTTCAAGAAGTTGAAGAAGAAGTAATTCATGAACCAGAACCAGTTATTGTTAGAACAGAACAAGATTTAATTGATAGTATTGCTAGTGAGGGTTCATCTACAATATATATTGATTTTGATAATAAATTAGTTAAAATTACTAATAACTTATCTATTATAAATAATAATACAGATTTTAGTTGTGGTATTAATAATATAACTAATATTGGTAGTCAAATAGAAGAAATTTATGAATCTATTGAAGAAACTGCATCTCAAAATGAAGAAGATTTACCATTATTAACAAAGGCTGTAATTAAACATCACTTTAAGAATTATATTAAATATAAATCAAATAATGGTATGAATGCAGGAATTTATTTAATGTCTTGTAATATTGATGGAGACGGTTTAGATGAAGAAATTGTTGATATTTTAAATGAAATTTCAGATTTTAATACAGAACCTGAAATTAATCCTAATAGTAATAATGAAATTAAATTATGGGGATTTTATAAATCTAATTTGAATAATTAATGAAATTATATGTAAAAGATATTGTTCGAAAACCTAATGATACCTTATATACTTTTTTATATAAAGTATTAAGATTAGATTGTAACTTTTATAAACAATGCACTGTTGATGCGACATATTTAAATCTTGATTTTACAAAATTACAATGTATTGCTGGAAAAAATAGAAGTTTCGATGATTTAGTATTTATAAGTAAAACTTATTTTAAAGTATCTGATAAATCTGTTGCTAAAGTTATTAAAAAACTTTTAGATGAAAATAATGGGTGGTTGTTTGTATTTTGTGATAGTGCTAAAAAATGGATTTTAAATCGAGGTTTAAATAGGAGTCTTAGGTTTAAATATTGTGCTATATATGATAAATCAGATTATAAAACAGAGAAATATGGAGAAGGTGAATATTCATTTGATAATATTATAAACTTAATGGGATTAACAAAAGAAGATATTAAATTAAATTATTAAAAATCTTAAAAAATTATTAAAAATTACAAAAATATTAAAAACTTAAAGATTATTAGTAAACAATACTGATAAATTAATGAGTGAAAATAAAATAAGTCTTTTTGAAAGAGCTTATAAAAATATTGTAGAAAAGAGAAAAAGAGTATTATTAGGAAAAATAAATTGTATTCCTTTAGGATTTCCTAGATTTGAAAATGAATTACCTGGTATTGAACAAGGTAAAAATTATTTGATAACTGCTAACAGTAAGGTAACTCTTTAAAATAATTAAAAAAATAATATAAAATAAGCGTTAAATAGTTGGGATTTTAAATAAAAAAATAGTTTATCTTTGTGGTAAATTAAAAAATTATTTATATGCAAATTATTAAACCAAAAGAAAATTCAGGAATTTATTGTATTATTAATACTTTCAATAACAAACGTTATGTCGGAAGTTCAATTAATTTATATATGAGATTACAAGTACATAGAAGTATGTTAAGAAAAAATTATCATCAAAATAGAAAACTTCAAAATTCTTGGAATAAATATTCTGAAGAAAGATTTGATTGTTATATATTAGAATATTGTTCTGAAGAATTATTGATAACTCGAGAACAATATTATATTGATAATTTAAAACCTGAATATAATTTAGTTTTACAAGTAGAACGAAATATATTAAGTAAAGAATCTAGATTATTGCAATCAGAAACTCGTAAAAGAAGAATTAAATCAGGAGAAATAAAACTTTCTTGTGAAAAAATAATTTATCAATATGATTTAGAAGGTACTTTTTTAGAAAAATACGATAGTATTACAAAAGCATGTATTATAAATAATATTCATCAATCTACAATTTGTAGATTTTTAAATAATACTTATAGAAAAGGAGGAAATTATTTATGGTCGTTAGAATATAAAGAAAAATTAGACCCTTATATTAGACTTAGACATGATACAGGTAAATTACACAAACCTGTTCAAATTTTAGAAGACGGAATCATTGTTTTAGAATTTGGATCTTTTAAAGAATGTGCTAAATATTTTAATACTTATTCAACATGTATTTCTTATGCGATTAAAATTAACGCTGTTTTTAGAAAAAAATATAAAATTATTTTAAAACCTGCCTAGGACAATGGTAACATTGTACCATGCACATCTGAATATCGGTGAAGCCTTATCGTAAAGACGATGGTAATACCGAGGCATAGGGAGTAAAGTTCCAGCCGTAGAGACTAGATGCAGATGCTCCTATAGAAATATAGGATGAAGATATAGTCCAGACCACAAAACATTAAATTGGTAATGAAAATTATAGTGGTATGAGGAAAAAGTCAAATTACAGATTGGATATTTCTTTATAATACAATACAACAAGTTATTGATAAAGGTTTAGATATTAGATTAAAAATCTTCTATTTTACTTTAGAAATGACCGCTGAACAGAAGATGTTATCCGCATTTTCAAATATTCTTTATGTTAAAGAAGGTATTCGCATATCTCCTAAAGATTTAAGATCTACTAAAGCAGACAATGTATTATCTCAAGAAATATTAAATATTATAAGTAAATACGAACCTTATTTTAAAAAAATAGAAGAAGTTGTTGAATTTATTGATGATATTCGCACAGGATATGGAATTTATATAACAATAAGAGATTATGCTTTAGCTAATGGTACAATCCATAAACGAAAAATTGAAACTAAACCAGGAGTGTTTATTGAAGTTGAAGACTATTATGAAGCAAATGATCCTGAAGAATATGTAATGATAATTATCGATCACTGTTCTTTAATAAGTCCTGCTAAAAATTATGAAACAGGTTTACCTATGACTTTACATGAATCAATAGGAAAACTTAGTTCCGATCATCTTATTAAACTTAGAAATAGATTTAAATATATTTGTGTAGTAGTTCAACAACAAATGGCAGGACAAGAAAGTGTTGAAAATAAAAAGTATAATAAACTTAAACCTTCTTTAGATGGTCTAGCAGATAATAAAACTACACAAAGGGATTTTGACTATATACTTGGACTTTTTAGTCCTTTTAGGCATGAAATTCCTGAATATATGGGTTATGATATTCATAAGTTTAAAGATCAAATTAGATTTCTTGAAATATTAGGAGGTCGTGAAGGCGGTGGCGGAACAATTTGTCCATTATATTTTGATGGAGCAGTAAATTATTTCAAAGAATTACCTTTACCAAACGATCCAGAATTAAATAAAGTTTATGAGTTTATGAAAAATATTAAAAAATAGTGAAAAATGAAAAAAAATTATAGTTGGGGAAGCTCTAGTCCTGTAACATGGAGTTATACAATAAATAATGTAGAAAAGTTATTTAAAAAAGAAAACTGTTATAGTTCTATGATTAGTAAAGCAGATTTTATAACTTTATATAATTTAGATTGTGAAAAAACAATAAAATACAAAATGTTTTATTTACAATATGTTTCAAATATGTATGACTTGAATGCTAAAATAACAGAAGAATATTTTAAATTTAAATGTCAAGATTGTAGATATAAAAATATGTTAATTTGCGCAACTATTAGATTGTTATGGGAAAATATAAATACTATTACTCCAGCTATCCCAATGCATGATGTATTTTTTGAAAAAAAATTACAAAACAATAAGTCTAAATATGAAAATAAGTTAGAACGTTTTTATGATTTTTATTCTCAAATTAATATAGGTAGTTATTTTAGTGATGGTCATTCTTGGAGACCTTCTAAAACATTAATTAAACCTACTTTAGATTTTAAAAAAAAAATTATAATAGATCGTCAGTTAATGAATTTTTTTTATAATAAATCTTAAATTATGAGAAACTATAACTGCTATATTTATCATTTAAAAAATAACAAATTAATTGAAAATTCAAACACTGCATGTTGGGCAGGATTAAACAAAAGTCAATATTTAGGTAAAGATATTTATATTGATAAATATATTGAATCTGAAATTACAGATAAACAACGTAAAAGAATTGTATATTTAATAAATAAAATTACGCTTTGTAAATTTACAATTATCAAAGATAAAACTTATATTCAAACTAAGTTATTAAAAAATCATTATTCAAATTTATTATTACTTAATTTTATTAGAATATTATGGTATAAAAATGGAGCTTTTAATAATGAACAATTTTTTATAGATATTTGTAAACCTAAATCAAGAAATTTAGATTATCTGGAATTTATAATGATTTGTATTAAAAATAATGTTATTTATAATAATTCCTGGCATTACGGTAATCATAGTTTTGTATATGATAATATAATTCCAAAAACTAAAGAAATGTTGTTAAAATATACTGGAGACAGTATGCGAACATTTTTACAATGTAAAATAAACGATATAAATTAAAAATATCTAAAAAAATATCTAAAAAATAATAAAAAATATCTAAAAAACGATTTATATCTTTGTTAATAATTAACAAATAAATAAATTAAAAAAAATTAATGATAGATTTACCAACAAAACCTATTAAACCAGAACAAATAAATCCAAAAAGATTAATATTATTTGGAAATCCAAAATGTGGAAAAAGTGAAAGTCTTAGTCGACTTGAAAATAATTTAATATTAGATTTAGAAAGTGGTTCTGGTTTTATAACAGGTTTAAAAATAGATGTTTTAAAAATAGCATCTGATAATGAAATTACCCCTATTAATGCTTTAAAAACAGTAATAAATAAAATTAAAGAAGGTAATCAACAAAATAAAGGATTTTTATATAAATACATAACAGTGGATACTGTGTCAATGTTAGAAGAAAAATATGCTTTAGAATTAGCTTTAAAATTGTATTTAAATACTACTGTAGGTAGAAATTTTCAAGGTACAGATGTGAGAACATTACCTAATGGAGCGGGGTGGCAATATTTAAAAGATGCTGTACAAATTGTTTTAGATGAATTAGAAACTCTTTGTGAAACTTTAATTGTTTCGGGGCATACGAAAGAAAAATTATACGAAAAAGATGGAAAAGAAGGTTCTGCAAGATGTTTGGATTTAGCAGGAAAATTACCTGCGATTTTATGCGCAAAAGCAGATGCAATTGCATTTATCTATCGTAAAGGAAATCAAACAATTGCAAACTTTAAATCATCAGAAGATCTTATAGTAGGTGCCAGACCAGAACATCTTAAAAATCAAGAAATTGTTTTATTAGAATCTGATGAAAATGGTAAATTTACATCACATTGGGATAAGATTTTTATTGAATAATAAAACTTTATTAAAAATTATAGAGTTTTATAAGTTTCTCTAATAAAAAACTTATAGCATATAAGCCAATAAATTAATAAATAAAAGAAAAAAAAGATGTTCGATTTAAACGAGAAAGTAGCAGGGTCAAGTGTATTCAATAATGGAGTAGCAGGAAAAGCGATAGGAGTTAATGTAACTGTTGAGAAAAGAAAAGTGGATGAACCTGATAGTTATCCAGATTATAAATTAGTAGTATCTGATGAATCAGGTGGTATGGCGATTAATCAAGGGTTTTATATTAATTCAGAAGATGATGAAAAACGTCAACAAATGACATATCAACGTGTTAAATCTATTGCAGATGCAGTAGTTCCTGAAGATTTTGTATATCCTGAAGTAAACGGATATATTGATGCCTTAAATACATTATTCAAAGTTATTAAAGAAAATGCAGATGGTAAAAAAGTAGATGTATTTGTATCTTATGGGTATGCTGCAAAACCATCTAAATACTTAGGTTTGAGAATGTTTAATTTCATTCAAAAACAAAATACTAGTTTTGATAGATTGAAACCAAGTAATACAGATATTTTAGAACGTCCTGAAGCAGATATTCCAAAAGCAGATGGTCAAGGTACAGAAGTTAAAAAATCTGCTGATATTTGGTAATAATAAATTAGAGATTCAATCTCTGGTGGTTGAGTGACTGAAAGGGTAAGGTTAATCAGTAGAAGGAGAGCTTACACGACAAGTGTTGTGGGAACTACTTAGGACAGTGTTGTAAGAATAGCCAATAAATAGGTATTAAAACGAGGCGTACATGTCACGCCTATCCTCTACAGTACAGGTTCGAATCCTGTCTCAACCTCAATATTAACTAAAATTAAAAAATTATAAAAATGATAGATTTACAACAATTAGGTTTAGAAATAATTAAAAATAATATATCTCAAAAATGTAGAATTTCATTTAAAGATACTTGGTTTACATTTTATACAGATTGTTCAGGACAAAGAGGTCATTATGTAATGACTTATAAACCTTACGATCATAAAATTATAGAAAATCATTATATTATAAAAAGACATTTATCCTTTACAAATGAAATAGATATTGGTAAAGACAAAGCTATATTAGGAATACTTAATTTAGAAAAATGTAAAATTATTAATATACAGAAAGATAAAATAGAATTTGAAAATTTTATCTTTCATTTATATGATAATAATAGTACGCAAGAAATTAATTTTGAATATATTTAAAAGTAAAAATAAATGTTTAATCTAAATAAAGAAAAACAATTAATATCTAAATCTGAAATTTTAAAATATTTTAATGAATTAGAAATATTTCAACATTATATAGACGATGAAGTAATGTTAAGTAAATTAATATTATCGCCTTTAAGAAAGGAAAATAAAGCTTCCTTTGGATTCTTTGTTGGAGAAGGTAATGAAATATGTTTTAATGATTTTAAGCTTGGAAAAGGTGATTTTATACAGTTTTTAAGATTAAGAGATGGTTTAACATATTTTGAAGCTTTAAGTAAAATTGCAAATGATTTTAATCTTCAAGATGATTATATTTGTAAAATATATCCTAAAAGTAGTGATAATACATCTAAAGTTAGAATTATTAAAGATGATATGTTATCTAAATATACAGGTTATTATTTAGGTAAAAAAGCTAGAGAATGGCAATCACACGATGTATTATTTTGGAGACAATTTGGCATTGGTAAAAAAACATTAGAATTCTTTAATGTGCAACCAATAAGTTTTATATTTATTGGAAATAATTGTTTTCCTGCTGATAAATATGCATATTGTTTTATAGAAATGAAAGATGGTTATGAAACATATAAGATTTATCAACCTTTTAGTGAAAATTATAAATGGATTAATAATCATAATAATTCTGTATGGCAAGGTTGGACACAATTACCTGAATCTGGAGATGATTTAATTATAACTAAATCACTAAAAGATGTAATGTGTTTGTATGAAGTTTTAAAATTACCATCAATTGCAATGCAATCTGAAAATGTATTACCAAAAAGACATATATTTCAACAATTGGAATCTAGATTTAAAAATATTGAATTATTATATGATAATGATTTTGATAAAAATCCTAATTGGGGAAGAATCTTTGCAGATAAATTTGCTAAAGAATATGGATTGATAGATAGTTTTATTCCAAATAAATATCAATCTAAAGATCCTTCAGATTTAGTGAAAAATTATGGTAAAGAAAGAGCAGAGCATATATTATTATATGAAACATTGTTACCTTTTTAAAAATATAAAAAAATTATGAAAAATATAGAATTAACAAAAGATCACAAATGTAAATTATTAGAAATGTGTAAAGTATTGTTTCCTGAAATTGATTGGAAATGGTGGACTATTGAAGGACCAAATGGAGAAGTTGAAGAGTTAGAATTATTAGAATGTTCTACAATAGAACAATTTTTAACAATTCATTGGTTTGAATTTTGTATGACACATTTAGCTAAAAAATTATTAAATCCGAATGATTTAATATATTATCAAACAACAGGATATTTTTTATATGAACACCCAATAGATTATTTTTATGTAAAATTTAAACAAAAATGAGAAAAGTTAATAAACAATCTGAAGGTTATCAAACAAGAGCTCAGAAAAAAAAAGAAAGAAAAGAACTTAGAAGAAAATCACAAATGGAAAAGAAAATTTTAATTGGGATATATGATGATTATAGACACGAAGGTTGTTTAAATGGAATACTAAATAAAATAAGCTGTAAATTAATAGGAGCGTATTCTACAGAACCTATTTATATAATGTATGATTTAAATGATGAAGGTTTAAACTGCGCTGTTCAAATCAATGGAAATAATTCTATTAAAGTAGAAGTTTGGGAAGTAAATGAAATATTTTTAGACAGAATAGAAAGAAGTTATAATTATTATTCAGATTTTGATGAATACCTACAAGATTATATAAAAGAAAAAACATTATCTCCATTTGGTGAAATTTCAATGTATTTTATAAATGAAATTAAACCTGAAGATAAAATTGTAATTAGTGGAGATTGGATTGAATATTTGAACTATAAAAAAGTAATGGGAAATAAATCGTTAACATTATAATGGAAAAAAATAAATATTTAGTTGGGGTATACGGAAGTCTTCGTAAAACAATGTCTAATCATCAATATTATTTATCAGATTCTGAGTATAAAGGTACATTTTCAACAGAACCAGAATATACTTTACATTCCCTATCTGCTTATCCAGGTTTAAAATTAAATGGAAACACTTCTATTATAATGGAAGTTTATGAAGTAGGTGAAGATACTTTAAGAAGTTTAAATCATTTAGAAGGTTATGATCCTAGAAAAATATCAAATTTTTACGATAGAATTGAAATTGATACTCCTTGGGGTAAAGCTTTTACATATATTTATATAAGTGAATTATCAAAAGACTCTATTGTAGAATCTGGTGATTGGTGTGAATATAAAAAAGAAGAATTAAATGAGTGGTCAAATGTTACAAATAATTAAAAATAATAATAAAAATAATGAATAATATAAAAAAGATCGCCATTGTGGGACATTTCACAGGTGAAAATAGTTTTGGAATTTCTAAACCATATTTATTCTTTTGGCAACAATTTGGAGAAGTTTCTTTAATTTCACCATTTGAAACACATGTAAGAGATGTGGACTTATTAGTAATGCCAGGTGGTCAAGATATAGATCCATGTCGATATTTATCATCAGATGAAGATACTCATATATTTACAGGTTCTCCTTGTATGCAAAAAGAAAGATTTGATAGATTTCTATTACCTAAGTATATCGAAGCTAAAATTCCCATATTCGGAATTTGTCGTGGACATCAAAGTTTAGCTGTTTATTTTAAAGCTAAATTAGTTCAACATATGTATCATGAAACCAATCCATCTAATGATGGAGTTAAAACAATGCATAAAGTTATTGCTCCTGATTTTATTAAATATACAATTCCTACAATGCACAATTATGTTGATTTTAATTTTGATGTAAATAGTAGACATCATCAAGTAGTTATGAATTGTCCTGAAAATGCAACAGTGATTGGTAGATATAACGGTGAAGAAAAACAACATTGGGAAGAAGGTTGTATTGAAGCATTATCTTATTTTCCAAATTATCCTGCACATACAGTTCAGTGGCATCCAGAAGATAAACAAGATGATTTTAGTATTAGATTAATTAATCATTTATTAAATTTAAACAATGAATAATGGAAGAGATTTTAATAAATTTTGAAACAGCTAAATTAGCTAAAGAAAAAGGTTTTAATGAAAAAGTTTATAGAGAATATGATAAATTTGGATATTTAAGATGTACTTCTAAATCAGCAAATGTTGTATTAGGTCCTTATGAAGAATTGTTAAAAAGTACAGAATATTCAGCATCAACTCAATCCTTATTACAAAAATGGTTGAGAGAAGTTCATAAAATACATATTGATATTAGAACTAATGGCGCAAGTGGAGGTTGTTACTTTTTCTATTTATTTCAAACTAAAGTTCCTTTTTATACTTTATTTATATCTGAAAAAAATTCCGATACTTATGAAGAAGCGTTAGAATATGCATTAAAAGAATCTTTAAAATTAATAAAATAATATGAATAAATTAAAAAAATATAAACTATATCGTCCTTTAATACTAAGTCGTCATGGAACACACTCTATTTTAAGGGCTAAAAATCAAACACTTCCATTATTACCATTTAGATCTGTAATACGTCTTGGATCGACAACAGAGAATACAGATGATAGATTGGAAATTAATACAGTTCAGGCAGTTAAAAACTCAGCTTCTAAATTATTAATGAAACAAAAATTTACTGAAGCTGGTGTTAAAACTGCTAATTGGACTTGTTATGTAGATTATCAATTGTGGAAAGAATTTATAGGAGAAAATGAATACCCTGTAGTAGCAAAATCTCATTTTGGTTCAAGAGGTATGGGAAACACTAAATTTAATACTGAAGAAGAATTTTTAACTTGGTTACCAAATAAAAATCTTAATAATTATATATTTGAAAAGTTTGTTAAAATGACTAGAGAATATAGATTACATATAACTAAATTTGGTTGTTTTTATACTTGTAGAAAATTAGTTAAAAGTGATGCACCTGAAGATACTTGGCAAAAACACGATGATGTTTGTAATTGGGTATTAGAAGAAAATCCATCATTTAAGAAACCTAAAAATTGGAATGATATTGTAGCAGATTGTGTTAAAGCAAAAGAAGTTTTAGGGTTAGATATTTGCGCATTTGATGTAGGTGTTCAAGGTGCTATAGATGGAGTTGAAAGAGAAAATCCAGAATGGGTTATATTTGAGTCATGTTCAGCACCAAGCTTCGGAAATGTTACAAGTCAAAAATATATAGAAATTTTACCAAAATTATTAATAGATAAATATAATAATAAATGAATCCAGAATTAATAGAAAAAATAAAATCATATCAATTAGATAAAGATACTTTAAAATCGACGATTAAAGTATTTTTAAATGGTTATATATCTACAATATTGTATGCTGAAATTGAGGGTGAACAAATTGTAGAAAAAGTAGAAACAATTTACAATTATTTACAAAATATTATTAAAGAACCTGAAATAAAACAAACTTTAAATATCGTAATTGCAGACAATACTTCATCTTTAGACTATGTATCATATTTAAATCAAAAATATGAAGTTACTGTTCATAAAACAGTAGATGTAAAAAATCCAAAAGATATTGATTTAGTATTGTTTACAGGTGGAGAAGATGTTAATCCCGCATATTATTGTGAAAATATTGGTAAATTTACAAGTATTAATAAATCTAGAGATGATAAAGAAATAGATACTTTTCATAAATTTAAAGGATATTCCTTTTTATTTGGTGTATGTCGAGGGTCACAATTATTGACAGTTTTAAGTGGAGGAAAATTAATCCAACACGTGGAAGGTCATTGTAAAGATCATTCAATGGTTTTAAATAATAGATCAAGTTATAACATAACATCATCACATCATCAAATGTTATATCCATTTGATCTAAATGAAAAAAATTATGAATTAATTGCTTATTCTGAATATTTTCAAAGTAAAACTTATCTTAATGGAGATAATGAGGAAATTGAATTACCAAAAAACTTTTTAGAACCTGAAATTATTTATTATAAAAGTACAAATGCTTTAGTAATTCAAGGACACCCTGAATGGAGTCATTGTGAAAAAAGAACCTCTTCGATGTGTTTAAATTTAATTGATAAATATTTAAAAGAATTTAAAAACAATAAAAAAACTATCAATCCTCTTTATCATATTCCATCAAATATTAATGATTTAAAATATGGTGATAATTATTATGAAAAAAAATGAAGAAGAATGGGGAGATGATTATAATTGGGAAATCATTGAAAAAGAACCAGAACAAGTTTAATAAAAAAAATATGAAAATTAAAAATATCACTTTAGGTACAGATCCAGAATTATTTCTACAAAAAGATAATAAAATTATTTCAGCAATTGGTAAAATTGGGGGTTCTAAATCGGAACCCCAACCGATTTCAGAAGATGGTCATTTTATTCAAGAAGACAATGTTGCAATTGAATATAACATTCCACCTTGTAAAACACTTATTGACTGGATATATCATAATAATTTTGTTAAGGATTATTTAGAAGTATTAGTTTCAGGAATGGGTTGTACATTAGCAATTAATGCTTCTGCAATATTAGATGAATCTGAGTTAAACAATGATATTGCGCGTCTTGCAGGTTGTGAACCAGATTTTGATGTATGGAATGAATGTATTAATGAACCTGCAGATTTAAGTGCTACAAGTATGAGAAGTGCTGGAGGACATATTTCAATTGGTTGGGATGAACCTACACAAGATCAACAAATTGATATGGTTAAAGCTATGGATGCTATAATTGGATTAGAATCTATATTATTAGATACCGATACAGAACGTAAAAAACTTTATGGTAAAGCAGGTTGTTTTAGATTTAGGGAGTATGGAATTGAATATAGAAGTTTATCAAATTTCTGGATTAAAACTGATGAATCTTTACAATGGGCTTGGAATACAACAATGAAAGCTATCGATTTAGTTAATTCTGGTAAAATTGAAAAAGTTAAAAAACACGGAAATAGAATTGTTGAAGCAATTAATACTAATAATAAAGATTTAGCATTAGAGTTATTAAATGAATTTTCAAAAATTCAAGAAAAAGAATTACAAATAAATTAAAAAAATAAAACATATGTGTGGAATTTTTGGAATGTCTACAAATAAACCTGAAAATTTAGATGTTAATGGTGTACATATTTTAGGTATTTATAATATAGAAAGAGGTAGAATGTCTTGTGGATTATCATGGGATGGTGATGTACAATATGGACTTGGTTTTGATAAATTATATACAGATTTTATTGTAGATAGGGAAATTAAACCTATTAAAATACCTATTATGATTGGTCATACTAGACAACCTAGTTATGGTTTCGCAATTACAGAAGATAATGCTCATCCATTTGGATTTGGTACAAGTAAAAATAAGGAAGGATATGAGATGATTTTCTGTCATAATGGAACTTTAAAAAATCATAAAGAATTAGCTAAAAAATATAATATTGATTTAACTGAAAAAATTCAAAAATTATCGTACGATGGTCATTGTTATGAAACAACTCGTGATAAAATTGATAGTGAAGTATTAGGTGAAATATTATATAAAACAAAAAAATTTCATGTTTTAAGTGAATATATTGGAGCTGCTGCTTTAGCTTGGACTTGGATTGATGAACCAAATAAATTATATTTATGGTCAGGTGCTTCTAAAACAACACAAGGTTCTTTTACAGTTACAGAAGTAGAAGAAAGACCAATGAATGTTTATTGTAAAAATGAAAACAGCATGTTCTTTTCATCTTTAAAAGATAGTTTGACTGTTTTAGGTGCATCAAAAAAAGATGATTTACAAATAGATTATAATACTGTTTATATTATTACAGATGGTGATTTTGTAAGTGCTGAAAAACATAAAGTTAGTCGGCTGCAAGCAGGACAAAATGAAAATATCACGTATAATCAAAAATATAGTAGATATGATTATGGAAATGAAAATTATTGTGATTGGGAAGATGTGAGATCTCAAAATTTAAATAAAATTTCAACTGATGTTAATACAGCAAAAAATTCAATGATTAATTTACAAAATGATAAACTAATTCACCCTATTACATATTATAAAAATAAAGTTTATTGTAAAAGTTTAAGATATTGGGAAAATGATTCTCTTATAAATGGAGTTTATCTCTATATTAAAAATTGGGGTTTCAAGTTTGCAGGGATTGACACTTTTACAGCAAACGCTTATGTTAAAATTATAAAAGGTTTAGCTTTTGATTATAAAGAAGGAACTTTTAATTTTAATATGTCAAATAAAGAAGGTTTTATACCATTTGAAAAAGATGTTAAAAATATACAATTTCATTATTTTACAGATGGTGTTTTATTAAAAACTTTAGAAGATTACAATAGATCTGTAATTTTAAATAAAGATTTAAAAAATTCTGTAAAATGTATTGATTATCAAATGTTATCTTATATTTCTAAACATCCTATAATTGATATAAATTCTACAAAAACACCTTCTGTTGCAATGTTTGATGGTAAATCTTTTACTGGAAATATAACAGAACTAGGATTTGAAAAAATATATTATTTTAATAACGGCATATTTGTAAAATGGGTAAAAAGAGAAGACTTAATAACTAAAATTGAAACACCTGTTATAATATTACCTAGTGTTATAGAGTCAAGTAAGTTTGATAAAGAATTAATTAATAATTCTATTAAATCTATTAAAGATTTTGAAAAAAATAATGAAAAAGTTTTTAATTCAGAAATAATTACTAAAGAATTAGAGGATGAAGTTTTTATTTCAGAGTTAATTTTAGAATGTTTTGAAAAACATGCTGAAGAAGTATCTGAAACAATTATTGAACTTTCTGATTGGAAAGATAATGAAAATGTTAAAACCGCAATAAATACACTAAATCTAATAAATCATACTTTAAAAGATTTTGTCGAAAAACCTAATACAAAATAAAAATGAGTGCTGAAAAAAAAGTAATTACAATAAAAAGTGAGGAATTACCTATTTCTAAATGTAGAAAATTTAATACTCTTTATTATAAAATAGGAGATATTAATATTAAAAATTCAGGGGATTGTTATCTAATTAATGGTAAATGTTATAGAGAAGAAACTGGTTTAATTGTTTATAATCATAGTATAAATAAATATGTTATTTTAGATAATACTTTAATTAGAGGTGTTGTTGATATACTAGAAGATGAATTAATTATAGGTTATTTTAATAATAATTTAAAATATTCAAAAGTTATAGATAAAGAAGATAATTCTTTTTATTTATATAATTCAAAAATTTTTAAAAATAATAAAGAATATAGGGAAAAATTATCTAGTGGAGATTTTTATCACATATCAAAACTTTCCGCGTCTAAATTTAATATAATATATTTTCCAAATAAAGATTATAAACATAGTTTACCATATGACTCAAAGGGAATTATCGAACATCATTTAAAAGGGTATAAAGAGTATAATCCTGAAATTTCAAACAATATTAAAAATTATGCACCTTTATTAGAAACTTTATCGTTTGGTTTAGAATTTGAAACATCAAAAGGTTTTATTCCAAATAGAATACTTGATCAATACGGATTAATTCCTTTAAGAGATGGTTCTATATCAGGTATTGAATATGTTACTATCCCTATGGAAGGTGAAAAAGGTTTACAATGTACTGTAGATATTCTTAAGGTATTGAAAGAAAGAACTGAGTATGAGGATAATACTTGTTCATTGCATTTACATTTAGGTAATATTCCAAGAACAAAAGAATTCATATTGGCATTTTTTAAAGTTGGTATGAAAATACAAGATGAAATGTTTCAAATGTTTCCTTTATATAAAAAATATAATTATCATATTAAAAATAAAAATTATTCTGCACCATTACCAACATTTGAAATTTTATCTCAATTAGATCCTATTATCACTTCTGATAATATTGATTTTAATTTTGGAATATTGTACAAATATTTATCTATGGGTCAAGATTTCAAATCTGTTGGTAATGATCTTAATAATGTTGTGGCACATCCAGCAGATCCTAATGGTAATCAAAAATGGTTAGTCAAATGTCGTTATTTTTTATATAATGTAGTTCCATTAATCTTTGGTAATAAACAAACTATAGAATTTAGAATTCACACTCCTACTTATGATATAAATAAAATATTACCTTTTATTTTCATGAATAGTTTGATAGTTAATTTTACGATAAAGCACCAAGAAAGAATTTTGAGAAACAAAGATTTTTTAAATCAATTTGATTTATTTGGTATTTTAAGTAATCAAACGGAAGAGTATGATATTTTATGTGGAAGTAAATTTAGAGATTTAATGTATAATTATATTGAAAAAAGAAAAAATTATTGTGAAAGTCAAATATTAAAAGGTAATATTTTAGGTACTGAATCTGAAATACCTGCACCAATGGATATTAATTGGATAAGTAATCAAGAAGAAAAAAAGAATTCTTTTTTTAAACAACACAGTCCAAAACCTTTACCAAAACTGAAAGTGCAAAATAATTACGATAAAGGTATGGACACTATAAGAAAACCTATAGTTGTTTCTGAACATCAAGAATTATATAATTGGGAGAATAATATAAAACCTATACTTTTTAATAATTCAAGTTTTAAAGATGCAACGGAAACCAAAATTAATGTAGGTATTAAATCTCAAATAGAAAAATTAGAACAATCTCTAATAGCAGAGTTTAAAACACAAGCCTATGACCTCCCTTACTAAAAATATAAATGGTTTTAATTGGAAAAAAGAATTAAATTTAGAATGGTCAACAGCTTTATCTGATTTATTAGAATCTGATTATTCAAAACATCTAAGTAATTTTATAGAACAAGTTTATCTATCTGATAAAGAAATTTATCCTATAAAAAATAGATTATTTATACCTTTTAAAAGATGTTCTTTAAAAGATGTTAAAATTGTGGTAATTGATAATAGACCTGTTAAAGATATTAGATCATCAGGTATAGGTAGAGGTATGCAAGAATCTTCAATATTAATTAAAGATTTACCTAGAGAATTAAGAGAATTTAGAGATTGTATTTATGAAACAATATATGGAAATCAATATAGTATAACTAATTTTGATAATAGTCTTGATGATTATTGTGATGAAGATATGTTATTTTTAAATTGTTCGATGTGTGTTGAAAAAGATAAAGATTATACAATTATTTGGAAACATTTTATTCGTAATGTAATTCAAGAAATTAATAAAAAAAAAGAAAATGTTGTATATTTATTTTTAACAGGTGATAATTTAGATTTATGTGAGTATATTAATGGAGATAAAAACAAAATTATAATAAATCCATTTTCAATATTAATGAGTTATTCAACTATTTTTACAGAATTAGATGAATATATAGAAGAAAATTATCCACAATTTAATAGGATTTCATGGTAGAAAATGAATTAATTTGGATTCCTTACAATACTCCAGCACTTAAAAACTCAAAAGTTAAAACAAGTAGAGGTATATTTAGTTCTCCAACTGTTAAAAAGTATTTAAGAAAATTAGGAATCCAAAGTTATTCTTCTAATAGAAAAACAGTATTAGGATATGTTACAAGACCAAATCGATTTGAACAACTTCGAAAACAATTTGAAAAAGCATTATTAAATAAAGGATTTCCTATATTAATATGTTTTCATTTTATTCGAGATAGTAAAAGATTATTTGATTTTGGTAATGCAACAGAAATTATATTCGATTTACTTACAGCACACGATATTATTCCTGACGACAATGTATCATTTATATTCCCATCAATCATGACAGTTGATGGGATTTTACCAAATGAAAACAATATTAGAGAATTGGAATGGTATTCGATTAATAAAGAAGAAAGTGGAGTTTGGATTAAAATAATTTAATTAAATAAAAATGAAAAAAGAACTATTACAAAAAATTAGTAGATTATGTTGTTTTGCTTTAAGTGATAAAGAATGTATTAAATTACAATCGTATTTAATTGTAGAAGATTACGCATCTGCTAGATTATATTTAGATAAACTTATTGAAAATATTGAATGGACTTTAGCATTTGATGAAAATGATGAAGTTATTAAAAAACAATTAATAGATAGTAATTCACTAATGGATTTAGTAATAGAACTAACAATTGTAAATGAAAGAGATGAAGGAAACGAACAAGTTGGAACAATTACTCAATGATGAGGAAGTTATAGATTTAAAGCTTAGTTATAGCAGAATTTCTGACTTTTCAAGAAATGGACCAAAAGCATTAATTAGACCTTCAAATCCTGAGGGAGAAGGTCTAAGATTCGGTTCTTATGTAGATGATTTATTAGTAGATAAAGTTACAAACAACAATTTATGTAAAAATTTATATGTTGTTTATGATGATAATAAACCAACTGCAACATTAGGTACATTATGTGATATTATTATAGATAATTACGATAAAATTCCAGATAAGAATACAGTTTTAAAAATTATAGATCATAATGGATTTTGGAGTAAAATGAAAGAAGAAACTAAGATTAAACAATTTGATATTGGTGAATTTTGGGATTATGTTAAAATTAAACTTGAAACAAAAGATAAATTAGTGGTTACTCAAAAAGAATCACAAGATGCTGAAGAATGTATAAGTTTATTATTAAATCATAAACATACTTATCATTTATTTAATAGCGATTTTGATCATCATTATCAATATAAATTTGAATATTATTATAAAGGATTTCATTTAAGAGGGATGATTGATAAAATGTCAATTGATCATTATAATAATATTATTTATATGGAAGATATTAAAACAGGTTCGTCGAGAGCAGATGAATTTACAAAAAGTTTTATTAAATATTGTTATTATTTTCAAGAAGCAGTTTATGTAAAAGCATTTGATAGTATTTGTAAACAATTAGAATTAGTTGGTTATACATTAGCACCATTTAAATTCATATTTGTAGGTAGAGGTGAAAAAGTTCCTCACATATTTGAAATAAGTGATAAATGGCATAATGCAGCAATTAAAGGTTTTACAACAAAAGCTGGTTATAAATATAAAGGTTTAGATGAAAATTTAGATTTAATTTATTATCATTGGAAAAATAAACTTTATGATTTTAGTCAAGAAGTTTATGAAAATAACGGAAGTTTAATATTAAATGATGATTTTATAGAAGTAAACTAATGGAAGAAAATAATAAAATTATCGCAGAGTTTATGGGTGCAAAATTAACTAAAGATTTACAAATAGTATATCCTATTTATGAAGGAGATAGTAGTTATGTAAAAAATCTTAAATATCACTCAGATTGGAATTGGTTAATGGAAGTTGTTGAAAAAATATATCAAACTAATTTATATTATGATAAATATATTGATTATAATAGTTCAATGTTTACAAATGGTAAAATAGAATTATCAACCAATAAAGAATCTGTTTATAATCAATGTATAGATTTCATTAATTTTTATAATAAACGGAAAGAGAAATAAATTAATGAGTAGAGAAATAGAAAACACTAAAAATAAGTTAAGATTTAATAAATCTAAGACTTACTTATTACCATTATTATCAGAAGTGCTAGATTTAAATATAAAATTTTTACCATATCTTATTAATACATATTTATTTGATGAAAATAATGAATATGAAAATTGTATATTTATATTACATGAATTCAATTTTAAAAATCCTGAATTCACTAAATATGAACATAAACTTACAAATAATGAATTGTTTGTAAAACATATTGATATAGATAATAAAGTAGTATATATATTTAAATTCCCAGAAGAATATCTTAATGAATATAATTGTTTATTAAATAGTCAATACTCTAAATTTGGAGATGATGCTAAACAATTAATTTTAAGATTTTGGGCTGAAGTATATTCTGGTAATTCTGCAGGTGTAAACTTTCTACTAAAAGTTAAACAAATTTTATATAAAGAAGAAAAATTAAAAGAGAGATTACAAAAAGAATTAGGTGTTATATTAGATAGTAACCAAGAGTTAGGAGATTACGTTAATCCTCATAATGAAGTACTAATACTAACAGAAGTTGGAGGGAAAGTATGGAAATAAATAATAATAATTTAATGATAAAAAAAAGTTTGTTTAATAAACGAATAAATATATTACCTTACGAATATCCGCAGTTATTAGCATATAAAGATGCAATACGTCATTCTTATTGGATAGATAGTGAATTTAATTTTACAGAAGATATTCAAAATTTTAAAGTTGATGTAACTGAAAATGAAAGAGATGTTATAAAGAAAACAATGCTTGCTATTGCACAAATCGAAGTAAATGTTAAAACATTTTGGGCAGATATGTATAAAAGAATGCCAATTGCTGAAATTGGAGATGTTGGTATGACATTTGCTGAAAGTGAAGTGCGTCATAAAGATGCATATGCTAAGTTACTGACAATCTTAGGATTACAAGAAGAATTTGAACATGTTATAGAAGTTCCCGCAATTAAAAACCGTATTAGTTATTTAAATAAATACCTAGATGGTACTAGAAGTAAAGATAATAAAATGTACACAAAAAGTATATTATTATTTTCACTATTTGTAGAACATGTTTCATTATTTAGTCAATTTTTAATAATGATGTCTTTCAATAAAGATAGAAATTTATTTAAAGGTATTTCAAATGTTGTAGAAGCGACATCAAAAGAGGAAGAAATTCATGGTAATTTTGGAGTTGAAATAATCAATATAATTAAATCAGAAAATCCAGAATGGTTTGATAAAGAATTTGAAGAACTAATAATTTCTGCGTGCATTAAAGCATATGAGGCAGAGTGTCAAATATTAGATTGGATATTTGAAAAAGGTGAATTAGAATTCTTATCAATATCTACAATTAAAGAATTTATTAAAAATAGATTTAATAACTCTTTAAATAATATTGGAATAAATAATATTTTTGAAATTGATATAAATTTAATTGAAAAAACATTATGGTTCGATGTGGAAATTAAATCAACAAAAGAAGGTGATTTCTTTTATAAAAAATCAATTGATTATTCAAAAAAAACTAAATCTGTAACAGAAGACGATCTGTTTTAATATATGGAATATAAAAAAAATTATTGGTTAAATAATGATTCAAGAGAATTTTTATCAAGAGGTTATATTAATGAATCACCTGAACAAAGAATTAAAGATATATCTAATTATGCTGAAAACATTTTGAATGTTAAAGGATTTGCTTTAAAATTTGAAGAATATATGAATAAGGGTTTTTATTCATTATCAACACCTGTATGGATTAATTTTGGTAAAAATAAAGGACTTTCAATTAGTTGTTATGGTTCTAATGTAGATGATACATTGGATAGTATTTTAAATGCAGGTAGAGAAATTGGTATGATGTCCAAATATGCTGGAGGTACTTCTATATACTTAGGTAATATTAGAAGTAGAGGGGAGTCTATTTCAACAGGTGGATTTGCTGATGGACCAATCCATTATGCAAGCATATATGATACAGTTGTAACTGTATGTAAACAAGCTGAAGCTAGAAGAGGTTCTTGTGCAGTATATTTACCAATTGAACATTCAGATATTGATGAATTTTTAAATATTGGTACAGAAGGTAATCCTATTCAAAATTTACAATATGGAATTACTGTTACAGATAAATGGATGAAAGATATGATTTCTGGAGATTCTGATAAACGTAAAATTTGGGCAAAAGTAATTCAAAGAAGAGGTGAATTAGGTTTTCCATATATAATGTTTAAAGATACTTGTAATAATAATACACCATATAAAGAATTAGGATTAGAAATTACTGCAAGTAATCTTTGTTCCGAAATCCAATTACCTACAGATAGTTATCATTCATTTGTATGTTGTCTAGGTTCAATTAATTTACTTCATTGGGATGAAATTGAAAAAACTGACGCAATTGAAACATATATTTTATTCTTAAACGCAGTAATGGAAGATTTTATTAATAAATCTGAACATTTACCAGGAATGAAACGCGCTTGGAGATTTGCAAAAGAACATCGAGCTTTAGGTTTAGGTGTTTTAGGTTATCATTCATATTTACAATCAAAATTAATTGAATTTGAATCATTGCAAGCTAAACAAGAGAATTATAAAATATTTAAAATTTTAAATAAACGTTCTCAAGAAGCATCTAAATGGTGTCATGATATATTAAAAATCACATCATTACGTAATGGACATGCAAATACAACCGTTTTAGCAATAGCTCCAACTAAATCGAGTAGTTTTATTTTAGGACAAGTTTCAATGGGAATTGAACCAATTAAATCTAATTACTTTATTAAAGATTTAGCTAAATCTAAAACAATTTATAAAAATCCATTTCTAATTGCAGAATTGGAAAAGTATGAATTAAATACACCAAATATTTGGAAAAGTATTTTAGATATGGATGGTTCTGTACAACATTTAGATTTTCCAACTAAAGAAGTATTTAAATCATTTATTGAAATATCGCCAAAAGAAATTATATTACAAGCAGCTCAAAGACAACAATTTATTGACCAATCACAATCATTGAATTTAACAATTCACCCATCTATTCCAATAAAAGAAATTAATAAATTATATATTTATGCTTGGGAAGAAGGTGTTAAAACATTGTATTATCAATTTAGTCAAAGTGCAGTGCAGTCGTTTGCAAGAGAAATTAATGAATGTAAATCTTGTGAAGGATAAATTAACAAAGTGTGAAAAAAGGTTTGTAGTAGCACAAATTTAAGATACCTCAGAAACCTTGAAATATTTATAATAACGTAACTGAATAGTTTAAAATGCGTTAGTAAAGCCTCTTATTTAAATATATAGATCCGAATAGGACCATAACTGATAATTTGGTATCCTTGAGTGAAGCTGTAAGGTATCTTTTAATAATGGAGAGAAGTGACTGAAAATAAAGTAGTGAAGACGTACACACTGTCCTATAGACAGCTTCTTAGTGTTGTGGGAAAACCCCACATTCTCTCTTTATTTTAATAAATAACATATGAAACAAAAACTAAGAAAAGGTTATATTAATAAATCTGAATTTTGTAAAATTAATAACATTTCAATTTCTGATTTTAATAATTATTTATTAAAAAATAATTATTTTAAAATTTATCAAAAACAAAGAATGAGTTTTTTTAATGGTAAAATTGGAAAAAAATATGAAGTTTTTGTGTTAGGAAATAATGATGCAGGTATGAAAATTTTAAATTTACACGGTAATAATCAATCTGGAAGTTACCAATATAGTATTAAATTTTTAAATGAGTTATTTAATATTAAATGATGACAAAAAATGAAATTCAGAAAATAATAATTGATAAAATTAAAAATGCTTTATTTAGAGGAATCGTCTTAGTTTCTGTCAGAGTTGGGAAAACCAGAATTATTTTAGAAACCATTAAAGAAATATCTAATAATGACTTAAATATTAAAGTTTTAATTGGTTATCCAAATATTGATATAAAAAATTCATGGATTTCAGAAACTGAAAAATTAAATTATTATCCTAATATTGAATATTCAACATTTAAATCTTTAAAAAAAGTTCAAGATAATAAATATGACTTCGTAATTTTTGACGAAGGACATGCGATACCTCCTGATAATATATTACCAACTGTATCTAAAATTGTTAAAAATAATAATAAGTGTATTATTATGTCTGGCACATATAGTGAAGATACTTTACTAAATTTAAAGTTTTCAACAGGTTTACAACAAATTGTAGATTATAGTACAGATGATGCTATTAATGATAGAATTGTTAATGATTTTAAAGTAAAAGTTCATTTATTTAAATTAGATAATGTTAAATCTATACAATTTGGAGGAATAAAAAAATGGTATTCTACAGATTACAAAGAATGTTTAAGAATGTCTAAAAAATTAGATGAGTCATTTGGAAAAGATAAAATGATGATAGCTTTATTTAGAATGAAAATGATAAATAGTTGTCAATCGTTAATAAAGGTTGTGAAACAGTGGATTGAAAATAATCCTAATAAACGATTTATATTATTTACAGGTGATGAGAAAGTTGGTATGAATTATAATATTCCAATGTTTAATTCTAAGAGTAAAAATAACGATGTTTTAAAAGACTTTCAAGAATATCGTAGTAATAGTTTATGTCTTATTAAAAAAGGTGGAACAGGGGTGACATACGAAGGTCTAGATACTATATTAATTACAGATATTAATTCTAACTCTGAAACATTAGAACAAAGATGTGGTAGAAGTTTATTATTTGAAGAAGATAAAGAATCTGTAGTACATATTTTTTGTAGTACAGAAGATTTTCAAATAAGGTGGTTAGAATCAAGTTTAAAATCTATTAATTCCAATAGAATAAGTTATAAATATATATAAAAATGAAAAAAATTATAAAAATTAAAAATACTGTAAATTCAAAGAGATTTTGGATGATATGTGGATTATTAACAATTTTAGATGGTTTGATAAAAGTATTATCTTTTGGACGATATATCGGTCAATTTAATATAAATTATTTAACTAATTCAAAAAATAAGAGATTTAATGAAAAAAATTAAAGAATTGCAAGAAAGATCTAAACTTAATGAAGGTAGAAATTATGGTGTAGGATTTACTATCTTAAATAAAATAGGTAATAAATTTGAAACCTATTTACCATTTACAGCTTGTAGAGATTATTTAAATGATTTTGCTTATGTAGAATCTACTAAGAAAGAAATCGGATCAATTCACGGATATAATCATGAATTATTAAATTGTTTTGATAATAAAAAAATTGTATATTTTGGAGTAAAAGCTTTAGATTATAATAAAAATTATGGTAAATATAATGAATTTGAAAAACTCCAAAATATATTAATTAATAATTATAAAAATCTACAATTATTTTTAAATAGAATTGAAGATGAATTAGATATTAAAATTAAAACCTCTGTAGAATTAGATGAAGAAACTTTAATTATAAAGTGTTCTAAATTTTGGGTTAAATCAACACCATTAATTAGTGTTTATACATTATTAATTAGATGTCATCTTAATACTGATTTAATAGAAGGCTCTATTATAGACATTCTTAAAAATAATAATCCTTTTATCAATGCTGACTCTATGATGAAAAAACCTTGTGTTGATTTTTATGAATTATATTTAAATAATAAAAGTAAATTTATTAATCCTGATTATAAAGGTTATAATTTAGTAAAAGAAAATAATCCTAATTTAATTCATAACTTTGGAATTGATGGATTTATTAAAAAACTTACATAATATGATAACAGCAATAAATTTTCTAAAAAGAGATGAAAGCGGTATTTATAATGAACAAGATATGATGTATATGATGATTGAATTTGCAAAAATGCACGCTGTTGAAATTCTTAAAAAATTAAGTAAAACAGAAATGGAATATCAAAGAAATATTCAATATATATATATCCTTTATCAAATATTAAATAAATGAGTTTAAAAGATAAAATAGAATTAGTAGCTTCTGAAAGAGATTTATCATATTGTTATTTAAAAACAGCAGAGGAATTATTCGAACTTGGAGAAATATTACTTAAACAAGTTACTAAACCTCAAGGAAGTGAAGAAAGAATACCACATTTAATTGAAGAATGTGGAGATGTGATAATGAATATTAAAATTTTAGCTTCTAAATTGTATATTGAAGATGAAGTTAAGAAAAGAGTTGAATATAAATTACAAACATTATTATGAGAAATCCAAATAGAATATTAATTGTTTTAGAAATATTTGAAAATAATGATAAAATATTATCAAAATTTTTAGGTACCAAAAATAGTGAATTAATTCATAATATTTATGATAATTGGGAATTAATTGAAAAAGAATGGATCGAATATCCCGATTCAAGATTTGGTCAATTGTTATCAAATTTAGAATTGGTTACAAAAGAAATTGAAAATCATATTTGGAATATTGAAGAAGATGATTGGTTATTTAAAAATAATCATTGTAATATCGAAGATGTTAAATTTTGGGGAATTAATTTCTATAAGAATGGTAAAAAACGTAAAACAGTTAAATATAAATTATTAAAAGATTTAAAAACAGATCATATTAATAATATAATTAAATTTTTTGAAGATCAAAACATATTAGATAAATTAAATAAAGAATATTTAGAATATTTTAATAAACGAATAAATGACGGAAAATAGATTCGGAGAAATAGTTGATGAAACGTTAAATCAAATTAAAGATGTTTTGATCATAAAAGCAAAAGAATACCGCCGTAATAACAATGTTTTTCATATTTTTGATGAAGGAAGTAAACGTTCTGGATTAATTAGAGAAAAAGTATTAGATGGAATGTTATTAAAACATGAAATATCTATTGCTGATATGACTAATGATTTAGAAAAAGGTATTTTACCTAAAATTGAAACAGTTGAAGAAAAGTTTGGAGATAATTTAATATATTTAATATTGAAAAAAGCTTCTATAATTGATAAAATTGAACAAAATGGATAAACTTACTTTACAATTAAAAACTGCATTAGTTAGATCATTTCTTAATTGTAAAATGGATAAATTAGATGAATCTTATATCCATACATCTAAAGGTAATTTCACTAGAAGAGAAATGAGTAATGAAATTGAAAATGAAACTGAAATAGGTTTACAACAAATGGAAAGTATATTAAAGTTAACAATTCATTTATTAGAACATAAAAAAGAAACTATATAATGAAACTAATTAAATTTTTTAAAAGTTTATTTTTTAAAAAAGAAATTAAACTTAAAAGAATTTGACATATTTCTGATACTCACGCATATCATAGATTATTAACAATTCCTGAAAATATAGACATTGTGATTCATAGTGGTGATGAATCTAATTATAAAGATCAATATACTAATGAACCTGAATTTAGAGATTTTATAATTTGGTTTGCTAATTTATCTATTAAATATAAAGTGCTTATTGCAGGGAATCATAGTTCATTTATTTTTCACAATACTAAAGAAGTTAGAAAGATATGTAAAGATTTAAATATTATATATTTAGAAAATGAATCTGTAGAAATTGAAGGAATTAAAATATGGGGAAGTCCTATAACTCCTAATTTTGGAAATTGGTGGTTTATGAAAAATAGAAGTAAAATGGATAAATTATGTTTATCTATACCAGAAGATACAGATATAGTTATTTCCCACGGTCCACCTAAAGGATTTTTAGATTTTTCTTATAATAGAGATAATATTCTTGAATCTTGTGGTTGTAGAAGTCTTAGAAATCATATGTTAAATAGAGTGAAACCAAAACTTTGTTTGTTTGGACACATTCACAATACAGAAGATATTATAAATGCAGGAACATTAAAGTTATCTGGTTATGATACTATTTTTAGTAATGGTTCTGTAGTTACAGATGGTAAATTTGGTAAATTAAGTAGCAATGGTAATATATTTGAAATATAATATGGAAAAGATATTAACGAATAGATTAAATGAACTTAAATCTAAATTTAGTAATTATAGAAGACCTAAATTAGATAAATATTTAGGTCAAGATGACTTCATACTTCAAGATTTTAGAAGTAGAATTGATGAAGTTACACAACTTTTAAAAAAATTGAATGAATAAAAATAAAGTAGAATTAATTGGATTTTATGGGAGCGATGAGGTAGTTGCTTTAAGTGCATGGACATCTACTTCTAGGGATTTAGATGATGATAAACGAAGAAGAATTCCTAAAATGTTAGATGTTTTATGGAGTAATCGACATGAAACTCCATTTGAAAAAGCTACAGTTCATTTTTTAGTAGATACTGAGATTGCTTCTCATATACATCTTTTAAAACATAGAATTTCGTCACTAAATGGCGAATCAGCTAGATATAAAGAATTAAAAGAAGATAAATATTATTTACCTGAAGATTGGAAAGGAGTTATATCTACTGGAGATGTTTCTAAAACTAAAAAAGGAACTGAAATTAATTGGTATAGTATATTAGAAAGTTATACTAAAACAGGTAATATGTTATATCACCAATGTTTAGAAGATTTAACACCTGTTTTAGGTCGTAAGAGAGCTAAAGAAAGTGCTAGATTTTTTAAAACATATAATTCTCAAATTCAAGCAGATGTAACTTTTAATATGAGAAGTTTTGCTAATTTTATTAAATTAAGAGATAGTGAACATGCTCAATTAGAAATTAGAGAAATTGCACAACAAATGTGGAATTTAGTTCAAAATGAAACTGATAGTAAATTTGAAAACATACTTAAAGTTATTGATGATCGAATTAAATTTGAAGAGAAGTGTGAAAAATATAAAAATTTAATACTGAATCTAGAATAAATGATTATACAAATTTTAATAATGTTAGGATTAACTATCCTACAAAATGCAAGTTTTACTTTAGTTAGTAGAGCAAGAAATAGTAATAGTATTTTATATCACACAGTTGCTTCAGTATTATCAAATGGAATTTGGTTACTTGTTATTAGACAAGTAGTTACTAATTTTGATAATTGGATATTAATGGTTACTTATTTAGTAGGTGCTGTTATTGGAAGTATTAGTATGCGTTATATTGCTATGAAATATTTTGAGAAACCTAAGAATATAACAACTATTGTTAAAAAAATAATTAATATGAAAAAATCAAATTGATAGTGAAAATAATGATGAATCAGACTATGATTTTTATCATAGATAATTTAAAAAATTAAAAAAATTATGAGTAGATGTACAGATACTGACAAAGACGAAGTTTGCACACAGCATCCTGAAACTTGTAGTAATCCAAATTGCACAAAACATAACTAAATACAAAAAGCCACATACGACCTTTTACGGTTATATGTGGCTTTATTTTTTTAGACCCTTTAATTATTTCCCCCAACGACTATTAAAAGAATTATAAAGCTCTTCTGATGTTACTCCTACTTTACTTAATATTGGAACTAATTTTTCAGTTTTTCTTTGAATTTTTAATTTACCTTTATTTTTACCACTTTCATATCTGTCATTAATTTCAGACCAATTCCAAGGTAAAATATATTCAAGTACATCTAATGTTTGTTCAATAATTCTTAATGATGGAATAGGTGATTTAGTAATTTTAGTAGCTTCACGAGGATCTCTAAATTGACTAAGTTCTGATTCTAATCTTCTTGCTAAAAATGCAACAGTCCATAACCATTTTTTATCATCATCATCTCCTGCAGCACCAGCAGCTAACATACCAATTAATGGTAATATTGCACCAGTTAAAGCTAATTCCATTACAGATTTTTTAATACCTGCTTTTTTATTATCAGATAATTCATTCCAATTGCTACTTATAATATCAAATTTAAGTTGTTTTAAAGCAGGGTAAATCGTATGACGTATAAATCTTACAGTTGATACATAAGAACCCTCTTCTGTTGTTCTAAGTGCATTATTAAAGTGTATATCATCCTCAGTTAAATCTTCTTCTTTAACTAAAGCTTTTGTTAAACCTCTAAATCTAGCTACAGCTTGTGGTATTAAATATCTTCTAAATAATAAAATCATCTTACCCCACCAATGTCTATAAGCTTCAGGTTGCATATTAGAATCATAATTACCCATTGTATCAAAAAGTTTTCTTTTTACAAATAACATAATTTGTTCTTTACCACCTTCTTTAATTTTAGAATTAAAACTTCTATTGGTATAAACAACTTTATTATCTAATCTAACAATTCCATCTTCATCTTTAAATAACATATCTAATACTGAAACAGCTTTATCTTTCTCTACAATCTTACCGTTTTTATCAATATAATTATTACTATCATTCATAACTTTAATAGAATCTAATGTTGCCATTACCATTATAGATTGAACATAATGTTCACCACCTTCATGCATAAATTGTAAAGACTCAAAATTAACTGCTGTTTTAGCAATTGTATTTTTAATATAATCTTGTTGTTTAACGGTAAATCCACCAAAAGTATCAAACATTTGATTAATTTGATTTACAAAAGATTGTTTAATTGGTCTAGAATAATCTCCAGCAATATTAGCTAAATCTTTAGTATAAATAGAATGTGCTTTTGAAACAGAACCTTTAGTTAAATGATTACCTGCAACTCTTTCTAAAAATATTTGAGCTTGTGCGTTTATAATATTTGCTGCTGCTGAAAATGTATTTAAAGATAAACCTACAGATGCAATCCAACCATTAGCAGTACTAATTGCTTTATTAACATCTAATGGACCTAATTTATCATATTGAACATGTAAAATATCATAAAGATTTTTTTCAATAATATTCTCAATCATTTTAGCTTCGTTGGAAGTACCGTTAGAAGTTGTAGCTTCTTTTACTCTAGTTGCGTATTTATTAAGAATTGACTCACCACCTTTAGTTTTAATATAATATTCTTTATTTTTAGCAATCATTTTAATAGCTTCAACTTTTATTGCAATTGCTTCTTTTTCTTGATAATTAATACCGTTAATTCTATTTAATCTATTAATAGTAAATAAATCTAAAGATTGTTGATCTGATGATAATTTACCTCTGTAATGAACTCTTAAATAATGTATAGAATTACCTTTACTGTCTAAACGTTGTTCTTGATAACCAATGTCATCAGGTCTAATTTCAGTTAAATCTTTAATTTTATCTTTAAGAATACCTTTTAAATTACCTTCAATAACTCTTTCTTCATCAGATTTAGTTACAGCTGGTAAATCATAATAAATAGCTCCTACAAATTCACTAACTAAAGATTGTATTCCGTGAGTTTGTTCATCAGTTTTTTTAATAGTTTCAATAAAATAATTAAGAACTTCTTTTTCAGTTTTACTTAATTTAGATAAATCATTTTTCCATTTAAAAGTAGGTATTCTTATACCATCTTTAACCGTAGTATTTTCTTTTCTAAATTTAGCAAAATCATTTTTAGCCTTAATGTAATTTTTATCTTTGAAATTTTGAGAGTCTTTAATTTTAATATAAGACTCTTCTTTAGCGGCTTTAAACTTTTTATACTCTTCTTTAAATTTAATAGAGTATTCGCCTTTTAATATAGAATAACCAGTTGAATCAGTATCTAGGATATTTTTATATATCTCACCAGGTTTACTTGAATTTTTTTCTTTAACTAATTGTTCAAATAATTTAGATTCTTTAAAATCACCTTCTCTGGTTTGTTCAATAATTTTTTCTCTAGCTTGAGTAACTAAATTAGCTACAATACTTACTAATCTTGAATTATTATTAATAATATCACCAAACATTTGACCTGCCCAAGATATATCTGTACCAATACCAGTTAATAGATTGCCAACTTCGTTATCTAAATCAATTTGAATTTCTTCTAATCTTGGACCATTCATTTGTTTAGAAATCCATTCATCTTGACCTATATTAACCAAACCTCTTTGTTTGTATTCAATTGCTAATTGTTTACGCCATTTATCTTCAACTTGAGGCAAATAATTAAGATTGTTTAATTGATTTTTAAGAATATCTGCTAATTTAGCATTAAAATCACTTTCTAAAACGGAATTTCTACCAATAGCTTCTGTAATAGTGTCTTTAATTTCTTTAACAATATCTTCACCTATTTCATCTACTTTATCTTTTTGTAATGAAGATATTAATGTTTTAACATCGTCTACTAAATCATAAGAAGATAAATAAGTTCTATATAAATCAATTATTTCTAAACCATTATTAGCAGTTAAATCTTCCTTAATAAGCCTATCATCTAATTGTTTAATTGTAGATAACATTGATTTAACATAAACGGCAATACCTTTCCATTGATTTAAACCATCAACCTTATTTATTTCTGATATTAAATCTTGAATATGTGCTTCAAATTTAGCACCTTTAGCCTCATTTTGTTTCTTATATTTTTTACTAAGATTTAGTAAATTATCTAAATTATCTTTAGCTTTATTTAAAGTTCTAGTAAGCCTATCTTCAACTGTTTCAATTTTAGTTTTAGATAAAGGTTTCTTATTTGCAAACATTGTTTTTTGAAGATTCATACCTCTATAATCCCTTCTATCTTGTTGAACATAATTAATAATTTCTTCAACAAGATTATCTGTTTCTTTAGTTTTAACTAACCTAAATAAACGTCTCACAGCATCAATAAATTGTTTCCAATACGAAGTGTTATTTTCTTTATCTAAGCTTTTTAATTCATCTCTAAATGCTTTATTTGCATATATTTCAGCTACAAACTCTTTTTCATTAGTAAAACCATAACTTTCCATATCTGTAGAAAAATTACCAGTATTTTTAGCATGTTGATTAACTTGTAAATTCCAATATTTTTCATACATGTCTTTAACTAATTTGGAAAATTCTTTTTCTTCAAAAGTAATAGGATTTAATAAAGCTTGTAATGATTGAGCATGAGCTAATTCATGAATAAAAGATTCGATTATAATATTTATTGAATATTTTTTAAGTCTATCTTTACTAATTTGAATTGTATTAGTATCTCTACCAATTTGCATTACAGTGTTATCACTAACTAACGTAGACTCATTTACAAGTTGAATTTTAGCTCCAGTTCTACCAATCAATCTTCTAGATTTTTCTAATAATTCAATACCAATAGGGGATAAATTCTTATAATTATTAAGAATATTTTCAAGAATTTCATCTACAGTAATTTTACCTTCCTCATCATTAAATAAAACTCTTATATTTTCATTAGAATAATTGACTGATTCATCACTAATAATTTTAGTATTTTTATTCCAATCTAATTCATTTTTTTTAGACCCTTTAAAATTGTTAAAAATATTTTTAACCTCTTCAACTTGTTCAGATTGAATAACATCTTCAACTTTAGGATATGAATCTAAACCATTTTTATCTTGATATTGACTTATTCTCATTTCTAATAAGAGTGAAGGAAGCTTTGTAGCTTCCAACAACTCTTGAAATTCTTTAATATCTGTTCTAATACAATTCATTATGATTTACATTTTTTAATATACTCTTTAACATAATCTTCTCCAAATTCTCGAATCATATCGTTAAATTGCTCTTCATTAATAATATTCTCTCCCATTACTTCTTTATTTTGAATCCATAAATCATTTTCTAATTCAGATTCTTTCTTAATTATAACATTTTCTCTATAAAATATATCTCTAGGGTAGATAACCTCATTATTAAAAAACTCTAATTGTTGTTTATTTATAATTTCAACAACACCTTTACTAGGTTCTTTAAGGTTAATACCGTTAGTATCAAAGTTAATGATTCTATTACCTTTCTTATCCTTCACATTAAGATTTTTAATATCAGTATATTCACCATTAATATTAAGGATAAATCTAGTATAAATACCTTGATAATTTGAATTATACCCAACTAATTTGTAATAAATTGGTGGATTTATACCATTAGAATCTTTTTTAATTCTAAAATATCCAACTTTTCCAGGTTTTTTAACTAAAAATCCATTAATATTTCTTAATTCTTTTTGAATTTGACTATCTGTAATATTTTTAACAAGTTTAGCATCTTCTAAATTAGATAAATAAAATTGATCTATAAATATATCATCATTAACTTCTTCATAATTATCATATTCAAACGAGGTATCAATTATATATCTATTGATATTATTTCTATTAAACCATTGTGTAGGAATCATAGTGAAGAATTGACTCATATGAGTGTTAAATCCAGATGTTAAATATGAATATTGAATAAGTTTATTAGCAAATTCTTCATCATCATTTAATAAATCTAAAAATGAATTAATCATACTATCTTCAAATTCTTTAGATTTCTTTCTATTATTCAAACCTACAAATTCTAAAATATCCCCTTGTTTAACAGTCATTTGATCTATAATAGAATATAAACCTTCATTATTTTCTTTAAACAATTTAAATTCTTTAGGAAAATTCAAAGATAAATCTCTTCTTTCTTGATTAGTCATTTTAAGAGGTTGAAAACCTGACATAACATAACTATAAAAAGTCTTATCTAATTGTTTACTTAAATCCTCATTTAATAATATTTCATTATTAACATTGTGAGATATTTCATTAAAAGTATCTTGAATAGTATCATTAGCAACTAAGAATAATTTAGGATTGGATTTAACTATTTGTTCAGACTTAATGATTATGTTTTTATAATATTTACTAAACATACTTTCAGAACCATTTGGATTTGTAAATTTAGAACTAAATCCTAATATAATATTTTTTTTAAATTTAACTTTATCATCATAATCTAAACTATTATATTTTTCTTCAGCATCTAATATAGAATCTACAGCATTTTTAGATATAATTAATGAATTAACACTACCACCAATACCATTTACCATAAATTTAGATGCATCAATATTAATTTTAATAGCTTTAGATGCAGATTGATATTGTAAAAAAGTATTAAAAGCATTCATTTGAAAAGAATCTTCATTTTCAATAACACCCTCTCTCAATTCTTTTAGACTTCTATTAAAAATATTAGTTTTATAAGAATTATCATAATTATCTTTACCAAACTTTTGTTCAATAAAAGTATCTTGTGTACTAATACCCTGATTTTGAGAACTTTCATATTGTTCAGAAAATTCTACATATTCTTTAATAACTGGTTGAGCTAAGAAAGCATTTACATAAAATGGATGTACACCTTTACGAAGTAATAAATTACCTGTATTAGTTGTCATAGTTACCCAATTACCTTCTGTAATATATGGGTCTTTAGCTATATCAACAAATGCATTGAGAATTGCAGATAATGAATTACTAAGTTTAATAGATTTCAAACTATTAACATCTTTTTTAGAAAGACTTATTTCTTTAGCATAATAATTTAAATCAGATTGGGATAATTCTTGTGAATATTCTTGGTCTAATTTGTCATTACTTTTAGGAACTTCAAAATTAGTTATACTTAAATCAGCTAAACTTCCTAATACATAATCCATTAATGAATTAGCTTGTTGTCCTACACCAGCCTTACCAGCTAAGAAACTATATTTAACATCTATATCTTTCAATTGATTAAATGTAGATAAATTAGTTGTAGATGCTACTTTAGCAATACTTCTGATATCATTTTTAATATAATCAAAATCTACAGGTGTCATTACTTCACCAATAACATTTTCATTAAGTAAAACAGATTTATATAATTCAATTAATCTATTTTGTAAAGCTTCTTTAGTTTGTTCTGATTCAGGTTTATCATTATCATAATTTTGATAAACTAATTTATTATCTTCAACTTTATAAGCTGGAAACATTAAATACATTTTATCAATATCATAATCAGAACCAGTTTTAGTAGTAATACCTGTATAAGCTACAACAGTATCGCCATTTTCTTCTGGAAGAATACCAACTATTTCCAAAGCATCATTAGATGATAAACCTTGATTAGGAATTCTATATCCAATAATATTTTCTAATATTTTTCTATTTATAACACCATTTATAAACTCACCATTTTCATTTATATAACCAAATAATTTATCAGTATTACCGTTTTTATCTATATAATCTCTATAATTAGGAATATATTTAGCTATAAAACTACCTGATAACAATACACCACCTGGTCTAATTATTTTCTTACCGTTTTCAGATAATATAAATTCACCACTTTCATCTTTAAGAAATTGTGGTTCATGAGTAGTAGATAATGCTCTAGGACTCCACATAACTCCTTGTTTATCAGCATTTTCTTTATTAAGTCCAAAGTTACTCATCTGAATAAATGATCCACCATTAGTCTTAATTTTAAGAATTCTTTTAGTTAAGATAGAACTGAATATATTTTGTAATTTATCTTTAGCTTGAGCTACTCCATAAATACTAATTTCAGATTCTAAAGCATTAATAACATTTTGTGAACCACCTCTAGATTTTAATTCAGATATAATAGAATTGTAAAAACCTTCAATATTAGTTATAGTTCCATCTTCAGCAACTCCAAATTCCTTTAATACTGATTCATAACCTAAGTTTGATAGTTCACCAATTACATTAGCGATATTTTCAACAATTTGATTACCTGAAATTTCTTCATTATCTAAAATAAAATCTTTATCTAAATTAAAAGCTAAACCTTGGAATATATTCTTTTGAATTTGAGAACCTACTTCAGTATCGTGCATACCTTTAACAGGTAAATCTTGTTGAAGTTTCCATCCATTAGATGGGATTATAAAAGGTTTAAATGTAAAATTATCTAAAAGTTGACCATTATCATTATGAATTTTAGTTGGTTTATTAGAACCTACTTTAATTGCATCAAATGTAACTAATTCATCAACTTTTTGAGTAATCATTTGATTGTATATTTTTTCAAGTTCATTGCCTTTACGCAATCTAGGAGATAATACAGCTTGTGAATATTTAAGAAATATTGGAACTCCGTTAACTGTTTGAAAATAAACTCCTTTTAATGGTGGGGCTACAGCTTTTAATTCTTCAGCAGTAAATGGTTCATTATTATTACCAAGTAATTTTTCATATACAGAATTATAAATATTATTCCATTTCCCAATTGATTGAACTAAAGTTTTCCATCTAGCTGGAGTAATCCAAGCTTGAGCATCTGCAGAATTAATCTTTTTGTATTTATTAGCTAAATCTTCACCTAATAATTCAATTAATTCTGGTAAGAATGGACTATCTATTTCAACACTTTCAATCGAAGCTATTGTATAATCTTTATTAACATTATCTAATCTTTGATATAAACCATCTGTATATGTAGCAGGTACACGCTTTTTATAATCTACTGCATTTTTATAATATGCAACATCTCCTGCAAACATTTTAGAATATTCAACATGAGATATTAATGAGTTAATAAAGAAATCTGAAGAAGCTTTTAATGCATTATCAGATTTATATGAACCCCATATTTTAGTATCTAATTCTTTATTAATTATACCTTCAGAAGTTTTTTCAAATATTTTGTTTTTAACTAAATTATCTAAAGTTTCTTGAATACCATTTGATAATTCATTTGCAATATAAGATTTAATATCTAATTCAAATTGTGAATTTTTTAATGTACTTAGATAAGCATTACCTTCAGCATCATATATATTTTTGAAATTTAAATTAGAATCTTTAATTTTATCAGACGATAAAGATGGAAATAATTGTGATTTAAATGCATGACCTGCTCCCAAATGATAATAAACTCTTAATTTATCAGCATTTTTAGGATCGTTCATAAACTCACGTTCAAACTTCATTCTTTTATATTCCGCATCAAAATAATTGAAAATTATATCAATAACTTCTTCATTAACAATAACATCTCTATTACCATTATCATATCTAGCATTAGTAGATATATTTCTACCAATTGCTAATTCATATTGAGTTCCTTTATCTGCAGGAGTTGTAGTTCTATAAAAAGATTGTACTCCTTTAGTAAAACCTAATATCTTATTAATAGTATCTGAAATATATTCCTGTTTGGAAATAGTTTTATTATCTTTACCTTCTATTGAATTTTCATCTGTTTGATAAGTATTAAAAGAAAATAATTCTAATTCATTAATACGCTTTTGAGATTCTTTAACTCTCTCCTGCTCTTGAACAGGTAGAGGTAAGAAATCTATAACTTGATATGTATCATCTAAAGCTAGTAAATATTTCATCCAATCCGAACCTTCATTATATTTAGAAATTTCATAATGTTTTAAAAGAATATTTCTATCTTTCTTCCAAGTTTTAATTGTATTAGATAAATATGAAGGGTATGAATATACCCATTTTTGTTTACCTGCTGTAAATACAGAAGCATCTGAACCTTCAGATATATAAAAAGCTTCAGCTTTGGCTAATTGTTTAAATATAGTTTGATCTGATAAAATATTATCATAATTATTATTTTTATTATCAACAATATTTTTAATAAAATAACTTATATTATTGATTGTTTTATTGAATTTTTCTTCAGATAACTCATTATCATTATTAATTAATTTAAAATCATCTAAAAAATGTTGAAATCCTTTAATGGTATTTTCAACACCTAATTTTCTAAGTATATTAATAATATTTTGAACACTATCTAATTGATTATATTTAATCTTATTTAAATCACTTTTAATAATATTTAAGTAATCTTTATCTTCTTTAGATATAGTAATACCATCTTTAGTTTCAGTGATAAATCTATCTTTAAAATTCTTATTCCATTCGTTAAATACATCAGATTCTTTCTTACCAGTTTCAGATATATTAATATTAGTTACCTCTTTAGTACCATCTTCATTATATTTATTAATGGTAGTATTATAATTATTAGTATCTAAATTAAATGCTTGACTAAATTCATTTTTAATCTCATTACTTAAATCTGGTTGAGATAAAATTCTATATAATTCTTTAAAATAAGGTTTTTTATTCTCAAATTTTAATATCTCAGCTTTAAATATTTCAAACACATCTTCTTGAACACCATCTTTAACAATTGCAATTTGATTTGTCAATTGAGGTAATAATGAAGCATATATTTCATCAAAAGATTTATAAATCGTATCATTTAAAAACTCATCTTCTGCAGTAGTATCTTCAATTAAAGATAATCTTAATTTAACATTTGCAGAAGTATTATTTTTAGTAGTTCTTTCATTTGAAGCTATACCAAATCCTGGATCTTTTTCATTCTCATTAATTTGAATTTCAACTAAATCAGTATCTTCATCATTATTATTAAAATTTTCAGAATATTTAATTTTATAAGTTTCTAATGAATTAACTACATTATTAACAATTTCATCTAAATTTTCATATAAAGCAATTTCTAATAATTCAGCAGTGTCTTCAAATAAATAATCACCACTATTTTTAAATACATTAATTCTTTCATTTAATTTATTAGCAATACTTTCTCTAATTGAAATAGTTTTACTATCTAAATTAATATTTTCAAAATCAATCTTTAAATTATTTTTAAAATAATTATTAACTAATACTTTAGTAATGCGTTCAATTTGTTCATTTGAAAATAAACCTTTTAATGATTTAGTATTTTCAATAATCTCAACTTTATTTTTATCTTTATCTATATAATAATAGTTACCATTCTTTTCATTTTTATAAAGTTTAGGTTCACCATTTTCTTCAATACGAGATTGTCCAGATTTATAATCATATTTTGCAGATTGTAACATTGGGTTTACTTCATAATCTTCAATCCAATTACCAAAATTAGTTAAAAAATCTTTATCATTCTTAAAATAGGAATGAAGAGTTGCTGCTAACTCTTCATCTCCATTATAAGCCTCTAATATTGTATTGTATAAACTGGATTCTTGTCCATTTACTATAAATTTACACGCCATAATTATTTACATCTTTTTTCGTATTCTTGAGGATACATTTGTTTAAACATTTCAAAATCTCTTAATTCTTTTTCAGAAGTTAAATTACCTTCTTGTTTCTTTTTAAACAAAACATCCATTCTTCTAAAGTCAGTTTGTCTTTGTTTAGGATTTCTTTTCTCATTAAAAACTCTATCTTGAGTTTCTTTTATCTCAAAATTTTCCACAGTTCCAGGTATTTCTGACAAAGATAAGAAATTTTCCTGAGAATTCCTAATATTATTTAATAAATTATTTATTTCTATATCTAATCTATTAAAATTACGTTCTTTTTTAAAAAGTTCATTTAATCTATTTAATATATTTTCAGATGCTTTTTTAGATATACTATAAAAATTTTTTATTAAATCCTGTTCTGATAATTTACCATCATTTATATCACTTCTTAAAATATAACGAGCTAATATCAAAACATTATTAGTAGTTAAATTATTTTTTAAATATTCAACTTCTATTTTTGACGCTTTAAATTTTTCTTGAACATCCTTAATAATTTCTTGATTATTTCCAAATAAACTATCGAATCCAGTATTATCAATTTTAACCTCAACACCTGATTCCGAAACTTTAGGTTGATTAGTTACTGTAATACTTGTATTTAAATAAATATTAGTGTAACCTTGAAATGTTGGTTCATTAACTACTGCATTAGTAGATAATATATTGTTATCAACTAAATATTTAAGATAATCTGCAGAATTAGATTTAAGATTAGTTTTAGTATTATCAATTTCAGATTTAGGATTAATCTTAATCTGATGTCTTTTTTGATTAATTAAGAAATCTATAATTTCATTTTGATCTTGTTCAATTGTATCTATTGTAGATTCTTTATCACCATAATATAGAATTCCATTAACAATTTGCATTTGAGATTTAATATTTGCTGATTGATATATTAATAAATCAATAATTTCTTGAAGTTTAATATCATTTTTATTACCCCCAATAATATTTAATTCAGCTTCAAAATTAGTTGTAATAGTTTCTTTTAAATCATTATTAACTTCAGAAATAGTTGTATCTAGTGATTTCTCATTAGTTATAATTTCTTTATAAATTTCATAAAGTAAAACTGCTTCACTTTCACTAATTTTTTTAATATTAAGTTTTAAAGGAAAAAGTTTACCATTAGTTTGAGGAATAGTTAAATATATCTCACCTGCTGCATTTGGCTTAATCTTATCGTTATTAAATTCAAATATTTTATCATTTAATATATTTTGTAATTTACCAAATGAATTTATAACATAAATATTTTCTCTAATATAATTTAAATCTTTAATTCCATTTAATTGAAGAATATTATTATTAGCAAATCTATTGCTATCTACTTTTAACAATCCTTTATATTGATCTTGTATTGTAGTTTTAATATCATTAATAGATATACCTTTAATTAAATTATTAACAATTTCAATTCTTAATAATTCTGTAGCAATATTTATATCATTTGTAATCCTTCTAGTTTCAATTGGAGCTTTAACCTCATTTGTAAATTGTACATTAATAGGTAAGAAATCTATTAATAATTTAGGATTAGAAAAATCTTTATTGTTAAACGCATTTAAAGCTACTATTACTTTAGGATTTTTACCAGGATTTTGATTAATTTCAAATCCAACTTCTTTACCAGATTTATTAACAGGTTCTCTTTCATATTCTAAATACAAAGGAAATTGTTCTGATATAAAATTTAAAGGTAAACCTGTATTTCTATCTGTACTAATAACTTTAACACCTAATCCATAATCTACTTCGCTATTCTGAATACTTTTAAGCTCTTCTGAGGTGTTATTTTCATTCTCTTGAGGTATAAGTTCATCTGTAACAATTGATCCTTCTGTAGCTGTTAAACCATCATACGTTGTTACATTATTAAAATCACTATCTTCTTGAGTAGCATTAACTCTTTCTTCATTATTAATAACTTCTTCTTTAGCGATGATTTCAACTTTTTTCTCATTAGCTTTTTGTTGAAGAACTTTATCTACATTAGTATTTGTTTTAGGTAAATTATCTAATTCATCAGTAGTTGTAGCATTATTAATTACTTGTGAAATTTCTTCTGCTTTAGCTACTATTTCTGGAGAAGTTGCTTCTTGAAGTTTCTTTTTAGCTACAACTTCATTATTAATCTTATTATTTAACCATTCATTATCCCAAATAGTACTATTTGTAGCTTCTTCAAAATCTTTAAGTTGTTCTTCAACTTTAATAATTTGAGAATTAACTAGATTTAATCTAGGATTATTTGTTTTAGTTTTAATAGTTTTAAAAATATCTTCTGTTTTACCTTCAATATAATTAGGATTTATAATTTCAATAATTGATGAATTAGTTTCTAAATCAGCTCTTTGTTTCTGTAATTTTTGTAATTTATCCTTAGCATCAAATTCTTCAGCTCTGTCAGATATAAATGTAGAACCAACTCTATTCATAAAGTCAACAAGATGTTCTTCTGTAACTTCTGGATTATCAATTCTAATAATTGAAGCAGCCGTATCTTTATAAGAACTTAAATCCTTTTGAAGAGATGTTGCTTTTTTCATTATTTTATCAACTCTTTCAATATTTTCTTTATTGATTTTAACTTGTTCTTCTGAAATATCTTTTGAAGTTTCTGTTGGAAATGCTACTTTTAAATATTCATGTAATCCATCTAATGTAACTTGATCTTCACCTATAAACTTTTGAATAAGATTGAACTCTGCTTGACCTTTTAAGTATTCAATAGTATTAGTATCACTTTCTTGAATAGCTTTATCATAAATTTGAGAATGTTGTTCAGTTAAATCTAAAGCATTTTTAACTTTAACAACAGCTTCAGGAATAAATACTTTTTTACCATTAACTAATTTATCTCTAGTTGAAACTTCACCAGTTTCAGGATTAGTATATTCCTCTTGTTTGTAAAGATTTGTTTTAACTACATCTTGATAAGCAGTAGATTCACCATTAATTTTATCACGAAGTCTTTCAGTTTGCTTTCTATCTGCAATATCTTGACCATGTCCTGTAATTACTGATATAGGAGAACCCATCATCCCACCTAAAAAACCAGCAATTTGACCTTCTGTAGTACCTAAAGTTTTAATAAAATCTGAACCAAATGTAAGTGGATTGTAATCATTTAAACGACTATTACCTAATTTACCTTTTATTGCAGAATCAACATTTCTATTTTCTGTAACTGTTTGAGCTATTTCTTCAGAACCTTCTGATAAAAATGTTTCTCCAATTCTTTCACCAGCTTTCTTTAAACTTTCTTTAAATCCTGTTTTTTCAATACTTCCAATTTTATCTAATAATACTTTAGATGGAGTTTTACCAAATAACATTTTAGATTGAATATAATTAGGAACAGCTAAGATAGCAATATTTTTAATAAATGTGTTTTGCATCGCTAAAGCTTTTTGTTCTTTAAAAGCTTCTTCTACAGTCTTATTACTTATATCGTTAGATAGTTTATTATATTCATCAATATTTATTTCACCATTTCTTCTACGAATATCTAATTCTTGCAATGCTTTCGATTGTTGAGCTGGATAATTTTGTATAAACTCACCTTTTCTAGAGTCTAAATCATCAGAAACACCTTTAGCTTCAGAACCTGCTTCCGCAATAGTATTAAATGCAGGAATCATATATTGATCTATTTTATCTATAGTAATACCCGCTTCCATTAAAGCTTTTCTACCAGCTTCCATCCCTTCACCATATTTAGCTAATTTAGCAGCTTTGATAGATGCTCCAAATAATGAATTAGCACCCCCCGCCAATTTAAATATTGCACCTGGAGCTAACATTCCTAACATGAATCCTGCACCATCAGCACCATCTTCTGCCCAAAATGCAGAGGATGATACTTTATCAAAAAAATCACCATTTTTAACTGATTCTTTAGTGTAAACAGGCAATGCTTCTTTAACTTTTTCATCTAATCCATCAAAATATTTAACCCATTGATTGTTAAATGCTGTTTCAAAACCTTCATTTTTATCAGCAAATGGTGATATTGCAATACCTCCAATTACACCAGGAAGTTTAGCTACTTCTACTGCAGCTTTAGCTCCTGCTCTAGCTAAACCAATTCCTAAATGATCTAACCCAGATTGTTGTTCTGCACGATGTTCATTTATAGAACCTTGTATATTATCAGGATTTATATCAGCACCCCAGTTTAAATTTTCATCATAAACAGAGTTTCCATAATCAGTATTGATAGCCAATACACCAGATGTATTTCTTCCAAACATTGTAGATGTTGGGCTTGGTTTACTTTGGGTAGTGTTATTTTTTTTATCTCGATCTTTAAAATAATCATCGTATGTTTTTCTTCCGTTTATCATTTTAATGTTCCATTATTAATTGCATTTGTTGAATAAATTGTTCATTATTCATTTTTGGAGATTCTTGATAACCATCCATTTGTATTTGAAATGTATTATCATCATTAACTTTAACTTTAGCTTTAGATAACTCTTTACTTCCTGAATATTTACCAGTAGGATTAACCCATTCTCCTAAATTATTAAGTCCTGATTTATAAGTTTGATTAATCTCTTGCATTTTTCTAAATGTAGGATCTTTCATTTCATTAGGAGTTCTACTAATAACTACATTAGCTTTAACATTTCCATCTTTATCTAAAATTTGAGCACGATGTGCCATTGTAGATTGTTCAAATTTATTTTCAAAACCATAATTACTATAATTTATAGGAGATTCTACACCTAAATAATCAACTTTATCTCCTGTTTCAAATTTAACTTTTTTACCAGTTTCTACATCAATCATAGTTCTAAGTGGAGAACCATCTTCAGTTTGTCTTAAATCTTGAGTTAACGTTCTATTTCTTGAAGTTTGATCTTTAGATGCTAAATTACCTGAAAATAATTTATTATCAATAGCTACATCTGCTCTAATAATATCTGATGCAACTGTTGGAAATTTCATATGGTTTTTCATATAAAATCCAATTTTTTCAGCATTATCTGTACTATTTAAATCTGCATTTTCAGAAAGTTTTCCTGATTTTATTAATCTTTTTGCGGCAGTTTCATAAAATTTTTGTTGCATTGGAGATAAAACATCTTTATAAGTTTGTACACCTGATTTTTGAGGTGTATAACCACCACTTGTACCCATTGTAACTGCAGAACCAACACCACCAGTATTTCCTAATGTGCTACCAATTTTAGTAAAATTAATTTCTCCAGTATCTTTATCTAAATTTTTAATAGTACTTGGATCTTGTATCGCATCATTAAATATCGAACCTTTAATGTTTCCATCTTTAGTTGGTTTAGGTGCTGCAATGTATTGAGCATTTTCACCTCTATTATCAATAACTTTATTAGATAACATACTATTAATTCCTGAAGTAAGTTGGTTATATATATTTTGTGTATTATCACCTTCGAACTTAATAGAATCTTGCCATTCTTTACTAGCTAATCTTTGATTAACAAGATTTTGTGCAGATTGTAAATTAGGTTTATTTGAAGTTTCAATTCTTCTACCACTTCTATCTACCATAACCATTCCTCCATCAGGACTTGGTTGAAAACTATATCCAGAAGCTTTCATTTCACCCACAACTTGTTCGCCTAATAAACTATGAACATCTTTAAGTACATCCATTACTTCAACTTTTTTAGGTGCTCCTAATTGACCTATGTTGGATATATTATTACCTTCAAAACCTGTATATTGTTTAGAAAAATTATTCCAATTAGCTAAAGCCCTTTCTCTAGACCATCCTTTATTTTTTTGAGCATCATCTAAATAATCATTAAAATTTTTAGAATAAACTTGTTTTGCTGCATTTATTTGACCTAATCTACCTGTTGGTGATATAAGATTTTGATATTCTCTATTAAGTGCTAAAAAGTCTCCTTGTGTATTTGGATTAACGCCCTCTCTACTTAATAATTCAGCTTGTGATGCTAATTTATTTTCTATTCCAGATTTAACATTTAAAGCTTCATTCATATGTACATCTAAGGGATCAACTTTAGCTAATCCTTGTCTTAACATTTCTTGTTGAGCTATTAATTGGTCGTGTTTTTGTCGTTGCATCAAAGGTATCATCATAGTCTCTTGAAGACTTAATGGATTGAAATTTGAAACACTACCGTTGTCGTAACGATTTGCCATTATTTTCCTTTATTTTTTAATAAGTAACCACCTAAAGCTTTTTTAGATGTACTATCTGTTAATACTCCTGCTTTTTCAGCAGCAGCTTTAATTTCTGCTGGTGTAGCATTGGGATTAGTTTTTTGATATTCTCCAAGCCAACTATAACCTGTTGTAGTTTTAGCTATTTTTTTATAAATTTCTTCTTTACCAACTTCACCGATATCATTACCAATTGCAGATATATATTTAGATTTTTCATTACGATAAGCTGCTGAATTTCTATCATTAATATCTAATTCCGAATTAGATTGTTGTAGATTAGTTTGATCAACACCTAAATTAAATTGTTGAGCAACAGCCTCTTGTTGTCTGTTTTGAGCTTCGGCATTCATATAAGCATTCGATAAAGCTTTAGTTTTATTTAATTGAGAACCTAATATTGCATTTCTAACAACCCCTTGTGATGCACCTGATTGTTGAATTGCAGAATTAGTATTATTTAACTCTTGATTAACAATATTTTGTTGCTGAGCCATATCTACATAACTAGGTTTGTATCTATTATCAAGTCTACTAAGTCTAATTCCATTTGGTTTTTTAAGTTTAGCTAATTGATAAGCATTTGCTGCAATTGGTGCATATCTTGCTATATTGCCAGCATTATTATTTATATAATTCCCAACTTTACTTGCATTGTATTCTAACATATCTAAATTAGAAGGTCCTGGCGTAGTAATTCTATTTGCATTTGAAATATCAACAATTGGTTGTGTTCCAATTGTATAAGGTGTTGTTGCTGAAGCAGGTTTTAAGAAATTTTGTAAACCATTTGGATCTTGATTTCTTGCATTTAATTTTAAATTTTCATAATAATCTCCTCCATCAGCCATTTGTTTAAGTTTACCACCATATGCAGCATAGTTGATATTATCTTTTGAATTATTAGAAGCTATAGTATTAATTGCTTTTGTAATTTTATCATTATCATATGTTTGATAGAAATTCTCTGATTCTAAACCTTTATCTTTAATCCTTTGTTCTAAATCTTTTTGATTTATTGTTTCTCCAGGTTTCATACCCAACTTAATTCTAAGTTGATGAAAATTTCCATAAGATTCTTCAGGAGTGTTCATATATCTTTTAACTACATTAGGTGCATTCTTAGTTTTTTGTTCAAAAGGGGAACCTAATACTCGTTTAAGAGCAGATCCTAATATTACATCTTGACCTCCAGCATGTACACGTTCGTGTTGTATTACCCCACCATCAACACCTTTTTGATATACAATTTGTTCTTGTGGAGCAGAAGTTTCGTATCCTTGAAATTCAGCTTGACTATCTTGTCCAAATAATGGATTAGCAGCACTAGTTTGTTTTATAGGAACATTAGCTCCATAATTTGTAAGATCTAATAATCTTTTTTTATTATATCCTGTATTCTTTTCAAATTTTTTAAGTGTTGCAGGATCTTTATACCAATTTACATAATTTTTAGTAGCTTGTGCTACTGCTGGATCATCTATTTTAGGAATTGTTATATTATCACTTGTAGGTATACTTCTTGAAAGTTTTTGATTAAACTCTTTAATTGGAGATAAAATTAACGTATCACCATTTCTTCTAATATCTTTTTTAGGTGGATCTATTTCACCACCTAAAGCATATTGATCTGAAAATTGATTGTTATATGTTTGTGCATTTTTAGCTAAATATCTATTTTCAGCTCTTTCTCTAGATTTACCTGCGATAACACCACTAATAAATGGCGCTGCTAACGATAGTCCTTTTTCAAATTGTGTAGAATCTTTACTTTGTAGCACCTCTCTTTGTCCTGCAGAAGGATCAAAAAGTCCTGTAGATACATCCCTACCTTTTTCTCCTCCAACAGCCTCTCCAGCAGCTAATAATCCTTTTTTCGCTCCAAATATTAATCCTGCAATAGGAAACACACTTGCTACAGCTTTAGTTGCACTATCATACGCTTGATCTTGACCTTTAAGTTTAGGATTAAATGTATATTTTTTATCTAATGCAGATGATGGTAAACTTGCTAAACTATCCCCTACTGCAGTTCCTATTGCACCTGCAGTAGACGAAACTCCTGTACCAGAAGAAGTATTGTCGGTTGTTCCTAATTTTGTAGATTCTAGTGCATTATCACTTGTATTGATTGTTAATCCACCACCAAACATCTGTTTTCTATATCCACCAAATGCCATTTGACTCATTCCGTCAGGAGTTTCGGAATAATTTTGTTGTTCCATTTCAGGTTCTTGAGGTTTCATAAATTCCTGAGCTTCTGCTATTTTAGATAACATTGAATCTTTAGTAGATTGTGAAATTTTATCATTTCTACCTTTAAATTTATTATCTATAAACTTAGTAGCATCTGCTACAGATTTACCAATTAAAGATTTAGGTAGATTATATTGGGATACACTATTTTCATCTAAAAATATTCTATTGCTATATACGAAATTATTTTGCTTTGTCTCATTTTCTTCTACACTATTATTATTACCGATAGGAATTCCTCCCAAAGGATTTTGAGAATGTAAACCACCTGTATCAAATCGAGTAAGGTCTCCACCTTGTGCATATCTGCTCATATTATATGTTTTTTATATATTATCTTTGTAGGTTTACAAAGATAGACTATTTTTAAATTTATTCCAAATAATTTATTGTATATTTTATAATCAAAAAAAGGTATAGATTCTATTAATTAAAATATTATCTACACCTTTATTGTTGTTTTACACACTATAACTGATAATTATATCATGCAGTATTAATTTATAATTAGAGGTATTATCAAATTGTAATACTAATTTAACCCAAGGATTTCTAATTCTTTCTCTAGAATTTTGATTACGAGGTAGAATAGCATTCCAATCTCTAAACTTTCTCCTAAGATTTGAATTTCTACTCAATGTTAATGGTATTAAGCCAGAATCCTGATATTCATTATAAAGTCTAATTTTAGTTAATGTTTTATCGGGTTGATCTACATCATTTAAATATACTTCAGATTTATACATTATATTGTCAAATACAGTATCTAAATTTGAATCAGGATTAACATTTAATATTACATAAGAAGGATAATTTATACCATAAAAATTATTATAATTTCCTTCATATTGACGATATATCGATTTTAAATTAGGATTAGTTGTAATAAAATATTGACCTTTACTTATATACATGCTTGGTAAATAATCATAAAAAGATATAAATTGATCTCTAGATTCATTAAAAGATAATGTGAATGATTCTTCACTATTTAAGAATGTCATAAAAACATCATTATTAATATAATCAAAACCTGCCGAAATACCTTGTTTAATTAAAGGATTGTTTATTTTAAGACCTTCTAATTCAATATTTTTAATAAAGTATGTATGCATACCTTTAGTATCAGATAAACCGTTTATTTGACTTTTAAAAACACAAAATGCTTTATTTAATAAATCAAAATAATATATACCTTGAGATGTTGAAACAACACTCCATTTATTTAATGTACCACTATCTGTTGAAATATATTGATATCTATCAAGAACACTACCAGTACCTAATTGTACAGCTAAACCATCACTACCTGTAATTTGAACTCTAGGACTTATAGATATAAAAGAAAAAGCTTTATCTTGAATACAATATGTTTCATCATTAAAACTAGTTAAACTATTAATTGGTCCATGTTTACCATCTAATGTCATTATTTCATTAGGTAATATATCTGTCCAATTATCTATAAGCTCTCCTGCTGATTTTAATTTTGTTGTAATAATATTTGTATCTAAACTATTTATTTTTTTAATATTATAATTTAAACCTGTTCGTTGTATTAAATCTGGAACTTGGGAATATACTTTATTATATTTATGATATTCACTATCAATAGGTTGAAATCTAGAATCCCATGGTAATAAACTTAAATCATTTCTATTTGGTAAATCTATTGTAGTTTCAGTTAAAAAATTAACAATTTCTTCTAATACATAAACACCTTCTGCAATATCATTACTATCTGTACGTACCACCCTAAGAAATTTAAATCCATTTACAAATGTATCGCCTGGTGAGTCAATTAATATTGAAGGATTTAAACTATCAAACTCTACGAATTCTCCAATTTCAATATAGTTACTACGTTTTTTATCTTCATAACTATTACCTCCATAAATATTACCTAAATAGATCTCAGAATCACCTTTAACAAGTTCTCCAATTAAACCATTATTGTCACCACTAAGTCCTGCACTTACACACATTGATTCAAGTAATGGTCTATTAAAATGTTCAATTGAAGAATCATCTGAACCAGTAACTAATGTTAAACATCTATTACCATAAGATCTTATAGAGATAATTCTTCTACCATATTTACCATCATCATCATAAAAAGTATCACCATCAGTTAATACACTTTCTAATGAATTTATATATCTATAATTAGGATCGTTATTGTAATTTGTACCTGCTTGACCTTTTTCAGTAATTTCAGGTTTACCATATATATCTATATATAATGGTGTTGGAGATTTTATATAATTAGTATGTACTCCTAAATCTGGATTAACATCTCCATATTCTCTATTAAACATTGAGTGTATTACTCTATCTGCATTACTTACCCCAGGATGAGATATTAAACCTCTATCAAGAATATTATCCACATTTCCTTCACCAATATCTATTATAGTTTGATCAGTTACTGAATAATTAGGAGATATACCGTTAAAAGCCTTCCCTTCGATTGTAATTACATCGTCATCTGAATATCTTCTCAACCATGAACTATTATAACTATTTTTTAACGAACCTTTTATCTTAAGTTTGAGATTATCTGAAATAGATATTGATTCGTTAAATAATATTTCTGGAGAATATAATTGTAACATTGAATTAAACTGATATAACCTTCCAGAAACATCTGAATCACCATAATAACTAAGTTGAACTTCAGTATCTGGCGAATCTCTATTTTCATTCATCAATCTTAAATGTTCGGCTTTACGAAGAGGTTGTGTATTACCGTTTAAAGTTGTATTATTGCAATTTCTAACAAGTATATTGGGTAATTTAGGTAAATTGTTTACAATAGGTAAAGTTGGAGTTGCGCTATTATCTGTAGTTTTAAAATCAATCATCATGGGTGTTAATAATCCATTTGAAACGATAGTTCTATCACTTAATTTTCTTTCAGCGATTATCACTTTATATCCAGTAGGGATATCGTATATTGAATCAAATAAATTAGTAGATAACCAAGTAAAAAAAGCAGGCTTTAATGTAAGTTTAAAGGTATTGTAATTACCTGCTAAATTACCATCTCTAGCTTTAATATCTGCAATCCATTTAGGTTGTGATATTTGACCATAGGCATTAAAAAATTCAATACCTATTCGATATATTTCATCATCTTTAAAATATTTACCTTTCTTATTGTATATAGTGGTTTGAGTAAGTTCGTAAGAAATGTATTTACCTTCTCCTCCAAATGTTATACCATCTTTTTGAAATTTATATACATTAGGGTGTAAATTTACACTATCATGTTTGATAAGTTCACTGTTATCATAATCAGCATCGGTAGTTATTGTAAATAATGTACCATCTGGTACTCCAGCAGTTAATTTTAAATCTTTATATATTTCTGCTATATTTGAAGAATTGTAAGAGTAAGCTCGAGTATCTAAATCAACATCAAAATTAATTTCTTTATAGTTTGCAAAAAATAATCTATTAAATTTTGTATTTATATGCTTTGGAATAATAATATCGGATCCTAGAAATATAAATTCCTCTAGAGATAATGTACTAATTACTATACCATCATCAAATATTTCTATACTACCATTAGAAGGAATACTCCTATCGTCTATTAACGATATACTTGGTACTTCATTGTAAGAAGTGTATTTAATAGCGTATACTTTAATATTTGTATAAGTATTATCTAAATTATCGATTAAAACAATTGGTGCAGATCCTACAAACTCATTTACAGTACCACCACCAAATATACCTCTATCAAGAGGTACTAGTTTACTTAAAGGACTTATTTTTGTTTGAGAAGAATTAATACGATATAAATTATAAGCGTATTGTATCATACCTGCGGTATGTACGCCACCAGTAGTAATATCTGTTATAATAGGTTGTTTTAAAGTTGTTTTACCAACCATATCTATAACATTTTGAGAAACATCGATTAATTCTTCAAGATCTTGATTAGCAATTGAATGTTCAATGTTAATGAACCTCATTTGACTTATACCATCAACCCAATAAACTTTATCAATAAATTCATTTTCAAAATTATTAATTGTTTGAATTGGGTTGTTAATTGAGAAATTTAGATTTCTAAGATATAATAAAGTAATCTCGTATGTTTCATAATCAACTTTCCAAATACAATCGAATCCTGTATTATCTGTAGTAAATAATATAATATATTTTCTACTGTTTGAATAACCAATTATAACTTGATCTCCACTTTGACCTTCATAATCAATTTCATCATTAATATAAGATAATGTTTTATCACCATAACTAATTATTTTAATATCATAATCTATTATAGGTACTGGGATAGTTAAAATTAAAGAATTACCTTTTTCATTTGTAACAGACCCCAAACTTTGTGAATCTGTTGCATTAATTCTAATATTTTTTCCTTCATAATAAAAATTTGGTTGATATTGAGAAGAGGTAGTGTCCTGATTCATTCCATTATACGAATGTTTTGTTTGTTTATTCGTCATAATAGATTATTTTTGTTTGATAATTTCTTTAACACCAAAATTTTTATAAAATGTTTCTTGAGGATTAATATCAATTATCATACGATTCACAGCATTCATCATTGTTTCCATTTGATCCATATTTTTAATTATCATTGAATTAGTAACTTGTGCGGAATAATAATGACGTTTTTGTTCATAGTATTGAAACACTTTGTCTGTAATTTTACCCATTGACCACAATCCTTCAAGTGTTCTATGAATAATATAATATTCTAAAGCAACTTTAAATGATTCATTATCAGGTATTAATGGATAGCCAAATTCATCCGTAACTAATGCCATATATGAAATTGTAATCCAACCTTCTTTTATAGAAGAAGTTAAAATATTACTTTGAGTTATATATGTACATTCTTGATAATAAGAATTGCAATTCTTACTATTTTCAATATCTGTATGATAAATATTACTGGCATATCTCATTGCAACACCCAGAGTACATCCATCATTAGAATATTGAACACCTTTAATTGATATTAAATTATTTGGTAATGCTACTTTATAATTATTTAATTTTAAAGGTGGATTTGTAACTTTATCTTCAAAAGCTAAAGAAGCTCCTATTAATCTTAAATATTCAATTGCATATTCTGCAGCATCTTCATATTTTAAATCTTGTATAATTGGTTGTTTTAATACTTTCCATAGTATATTTCCTAGACTGCAAGTTTTTCCTGAAACCATCTTTTATATTTAATATTGTTTATATGCTTCATAATTGTCTAAATTTGGATTTAATATTCTTTTAGCTAAAGTTCTTTGAAAAGAACGTGGCGGCTTATATCTAAAAAATCTCTTGTTTAAATAAGTTCCTTTACCTTTTAACATTAAAATTCTAAATACATATTTTGAAGTGTGATTATTTAAAAATCTAATGATCAACTTTTTCTCTTTAGCTTCCTCATCATTTTCCCATAATTGAGTTGTTGTTTTCCAATCAATTGGATGTGTATTTACAACTTTATTATCAACTAATTTAATACATCGTTTATTCTTTCTAATACAGAATGTAAATTTAGTTTTAATTGGTGTAAATTCTAAACCTTCGTTAATAATACTATCTACAATTCTTTTGTTAAAATCATAAACTATTTTATCAAATAAAGTTTTGGATTTAGGGTCTTTAGATTTATATTTATAATAATTATAATAATCTTTGATACCAAAATCTGTATTTATTCGACCTTCCGATCTAATGTTAATCATTATTTGCGTTATTTGCATTATCTTCAGGTATATTTAAAGAACCTATAAGAGTTTGTATAATCTCATTTCTAATATTATCTATATGATGCGCTTGTAATGGATATTCTGTTTCATTTTCATCGAAACAAGGTTTAGAATCTTCACAATTACAACAATTTTTATAATTTTGTAATTCTAAAGGATCTTCAAATATACCTGTAACTGTAATACAATCGATTAATTTGACTGTTTCAGATTTACTAATTAAATATATATATTTATCTGTATCTAAGAAAGCATATATTGATTCAGCAAAAGGTGAGTATTGACTCCAAACTGCTCTTTCTTTATTAACAAAATTAAAAGGTTTTGTTATTTTAACAGAAGGTTTAACCTCTGTTATAGCTGATTTAAGATGTAATTCTAATGGGATGGGTATAGTAGTCTTAGATCTCATTATCGTGTCACAATCATAGTCTAAACCACATTCATTAACAGATACTTCTTCCATATCCATACAAAATTTTTGCAATATTGAATTATCTATTAATTTTTGTAAATTATTTGCATCATTACGTAGATATTTACTACGTTTTAAATTATAAAGGTATATAATATACCTATCGGAGTAACGGGTGTCATCTACAGTATCTCTAATAGCCGTTCTGACATCATAAATTAGTTTTTGTAATTTCATATGTATATATAAAAAAACCCCTCACTAGGAGAGGTTTATGTTATTAATTATTATAAATTCATCATTATATTTATTGGTACTTCACCTTGAAGAACTACTCCACATGCTATTGCGGGTTTAGGACCTTCTTTACCATAAGCCATTGCATAAGATTTATGATCAATACCGCATCCTACTTGCATTCCAAATAGTTTAAATTTAGCACCTACGCACCAATCAATATAAGCTTGACTATGTAAATGACCTTGTACAATAGATTGTAAATCTCTACGAACTCTCGCTCTTGCAGTACCACCTTCGCCGTGAATGTATAATACATCATCTATTTCAACTGATTCTGTAAAATTCCAATCTGGAGTTCCTAATACTTCAGCATAATCTTTAATCCATAGTTTAGACAGTCCGCTAGAATAAGCTTTACGCATTATCAATCTATCATGGTTACCTATAATTACTGTTGCTTTTGGAAAAGCTTTGTACCATTCTTTAATACGTTGTATAGCCATTTTAAGCTCTTGTCCAGCACTATATCCATCTGGATCAGTCTCATGATACGAACTTGCATGATTGTCTATTATATCACCTATAAATACCACTTCATTACATTTATATTTAGTATAAGTTTCTATACAATGAGATAAATAATTATCTAAACAAAATGGTTCATGTAAATCTCCAATAACTAAAACATTTTTACCAGATTTAAATTTTTTAACAAAAGATTCATCTGGAGTTAATGGATATTCTTGATGCTTAAAAGCATTCCTAAATACATCTTGTGAAGATTTAAAATCTTTATCTAATATAACTTTAAATGTCTCATGTCCTTTTCCAGGTTTAGATTTAAATTCTCTACGAATTTCACCTAGTGCTCGATAACATAAATTTTCATCACAATCTAATATTGTAGATAATTTCTTGGAACCATATTTTATGTAACCCTGTTTTCCACGTAAAAATTCTTTAATATTTTCTAGTGTCATATATAATATATTGATTAATAATTACAAAGATAATAAAATATTTTATAAATTCCTAATTTTTAAGTAATTATTTTATATTATTTTTTGATATTAAATATTTTAAATTTATAATCTACAAAAACAATAGGTTGTTTTTGAAAATCAGATTCTAAAAATAATTGATCACATTTTACTTCAAATGTTTTAATTTTAACAATTACTGGTTTAATTAGTTTGTTTGAACAACTTCTTTGTGTAAATATAACCAATAACAATATGACTATAATAATATTTTGAATATTTTTTTTATAATTTCCATTATTTAATTTTAATATATTTCTCAACCTCTTATCCAAGTTATTGTTGTTATGTAAGAACTTGTTAGAATTAATCTACATAAAGTATTTGCTATATATTTTTCCACACACTCTTAATAAAAAATACTCCAATTTATATCTTCTAAAGTAATCGTATTATTTGAAGATGCTGTTCCCCATTGAACAGATAAACCAAATATATTTATAGCAGTAGTATCAATTGTTTTAGTACCATTTGACGGTATTATAGATCCATCCGCAAATGCTCCTTCTTGAAATAAAGTTGCTATATGTGAATTACATGTACCACTTACCCCTACACTTCTTATAGTAATTTCAAAATTAATATATGTGCCCGTATTAGTACTAGCTGTAACAGTTCTTGCCGCTGTAGCACTAAAAGTAGTAGTTCCTGCCGAACCTCCTTTACTTTTAATAGTTAAGGTAGGGGTAAGAACAGCAGATTGTATTAACCAAGCTGTAGCTTTAATTCTACTTCCTACCCTTAAAGTATTAGCTGCTACAGATAATTGAATATTTGTTCCTGTAAACAAGGTTTCAGTTGTAGTATTTGCTACGCTATTACTATTAACTGAATTAGATAGTTGTACATTATCGTGAGGAGAATTATTTACTATACCTGTCCCTCTATTAGATCTAAGTTGCCAATTTGGTGTAATTTGACTTAAACCATTTAAGTATGTACCTACTCCTATAAAGTCACAATCAGATAATACAGCATTAGTTACTGTAGGTGTACCTATAGATATACCTGTTTGTGTAGTAGCAATATCGAATTCATTTCTTGATATTTTTAACTGTTTAAATATACCCGAAGGAATACTAATACAAGTTATAGTACTTATATTACCTTCCCATAGTCCATCAGCTATATTAACAAAATTACAAGTACCTTGTATAGTAATTCCAGCACTACAATTTATTACAAGAGTCTTACTAGAGATTAAAATATCCACCCCATTAATTGTTCCTAAAGATTTACAACTTCCGTAGATAATATCTCTAAACTCAACCTTATTTGTACTACCAGTAAAATTATATACAGATCCTCCCGTTGTAATAGCCGCTAAAGTTAAAAAAGCAATACTACAATCTTTATTTGCATTAATCAACATACCACTAGTTCCAGTATATATTAGTTGGTCACTAGATTTATCAACTCCATATATTAAATTAGAAGTATTAAATGTGAGAGTATTTGTACCAATATTAACTGCTCCATTTATCTGATATGCTGTATTTGCAACAAGTGTTATATTACCTCCTGATGGTGTTGGAAAATCGGATAAAGATTTTATTAATACTGTATTAATATTTGACGCACTATATACCGTCTGTAATGTTGGTATAAATGTACCAACAGATTGATTATTTTGAATATCCATAAATAAATAATCAGTTCCTACTGTACCTCCTGACCAAGTAGTACTCTTTTTAAATATTATCCAACCAATTGCAATACCATTTCTTAGACCATTAGGGGAATCAATATAAATATCTGTACTAGTACCTGCTATAGCTTTATCAATATTGTCATATTGATGCTGTCCTCTTTGGATTCTTATTATACTTGATGGATATTTCCAGACTTTAGCTGCACCGAATTTACCACCTGCTAAAGTTGTTGTAACTCCTGCTATATCAATATTAGTTACATCAAAAGTTTGAGTATTAGAACCTTCAACATCAGTTTGATTTCTCATTCTAAAAGTAGCATCTGTTGCACCAGTTAAAGTAAATATAGGTCTTTTACTATTACCCCCTCCCCCATTTTTAATAACTAATCCACCCGTATGTGATAGTCTAGTACCTGTAGTTCCCACACTTACTAAATTTGAGTTAAATTTTTTTCTAAAACCATCAAATTCTAATAATTGATGTAATTGAACACTTAGTCCATCTGCATACATTGGTAAAAAATTTATAACATTTAAGTTAATTAAATTAGAGTGGACTAAAACCCATGTACCTATAATACTATCGTAAGTAGTTGGATCAGGTGGAGTTAAACTTTGAATTACGACACCCAAATTATTTATAGTAACAAAGCTTTCAGTCTGTGTTCCTAAAAAAGTTACAGTTTGTGCAGTTAAATTTACATTTATAGTTGTAGAGATAAAAGTATTAGGATCTACTATTTCTCCTATAACTTGTATATCAAACTTAGTATCATCTCCTCCATTTATTACAATTCCCGTACCACTAATTACTCTAGTTGATTGTAGATAATTAGATTGCTGTTGTAATAGGCTTAAAGCATTTTGTATAGTTGTAGTTATACTAATTCTAGCCCAAGTTATACTAGAATTAAATCCTGTTAATACTGTAGCTCTAACATCTGTTGCTAAGTCCCTAAAGGTTTTAATGCCAGACCAAAAATCTGTTACACTTCCTGAACCCGTAATTGTAGACTCTTTAGTATCTATTTGTGCCTGTATAGAACTTGTAATACCAGTTAAATAACTTAATTCAGTTGGTGTGATACTTGAACTAATAATATCTTTATTAACATCTAAATATGGAACAGTATTAGCAGTTCCAGAACTAAATCTTGGTGCAATAGTAAATGTGATCTTAGCTGTAAATGTTTGAACTAAAGTCTTAATCTTAGTCCAACCTAAATAAAATTTCTTAGCTGTTACTATTTTAGCATCATCTATTGTTGCTTCATCCTCTATTATAGCTTGTGTTACAATTTGTGCAGTACCTCTATTACTTATAGTAGCTTGTTGAGTATTATAAGAGGATATATGCCAATTAGTATTTGTCTGTCCAGGAGAATTAACTAACGCTCGTATTAAATCTCCCATATCAACGGAAATTCCTCCTAGAACTCCCGCTATATCAATTTCATATTGATCTCCTTTTAATATAGCGCCTGCAACTCCAGAACCATTTAATGTTGGAAAAAGATTAGAACTAGCATCATATCCTCCCCGATCCTCTACTAATCCTAGAACTAAACTATCTGAATAAGAGTTGGCTGTATTTAGTATATCTGATAGACTAACATTATCTACATTCTCTAAACCAACTGTACTTCTATCAATATCTATATTACCTACTTCATCAGAAGGTATGTTATTTATTTGATTAAGTGTATACTTTTCCATAATTATATAAATTAGTCAGTTATAGCTGCAATTACCAAAACATCACTATTATTATAGTACTGTAATCTAGGAGTTCCATCAGGTCTACTATATATAGTTTTAGTATATAAGTTAGAAAGGATAGTAGCAGTTGCACTACCAAATATAGTGATAGTGGCAGTATTAAATGTAGTTTGTTGTATATAACCTATGATTGCTGAAGGTATATTTATACTTGATCTATTAAATACGCACTCAACAAGAGACATATTAGAAAATAATGAAGTTATCTGACTAGAATTAAAAGTATTTGCCCATATTTGACAATTACTTATGTAACTATTTGTAATGGCACTCTGTCCCACAGTACTTTTATTATATACAAGATCTACACCACTTAATTGATTCCCGCTCATATACATATTAGTAAAATCATTACTCTTTATAGTTGTATATAAATCAAAAGAATTATCATATATATATGATCCTTGTACAAAATTATTAAGATAAAATTCCACTCCCCTAAAATTAATATTATCTACATAAGAGTTCAATATTTTATTTGACCCCATTCCAACAGCTATAAGATAATTATGTGCATCATTTCCAAATTGAAATACATTTATCGATGATTCGTCTAATTGTAATGCTACTATATCATTTTTTGTACAAACTACATCATTGTCTCCTAAAACTTCATACCTTCTAATTATTAAATCATTATCATAATCATACTCTATTATATCGTAGGCTTGATTGTAATTACTAGTAGAGTATATATTTTTTATCCATTCTGAATTTAGAGTCAAAGAATTAGTTTTATTTCCCAATAATCCATTTACATTAGTCCAAGAATATCCTCCCCATATTACTTTATCTCCTATACTATAAGTTTGTATTACTACACTACCTATATCCGCAGTAGTCCCACTAACATTACCTGTTATACTTATTGCTGTACTCCAATCCCCCGTTAATATTAAAAACAATCCTGTTTGTTCATTATTAAATAATTTACCTGTTGCTCCATTATTTGCTGTGATAAGTTCATTTGCGTTAAATGTTCCTACAATATTAGAAGCATTAAACGAACTAAGATTTGTCCATATACCATATCCATCTATTGATTTATTATACTTAGGATTCCAAAATTCTCCATGCCCTTCTTTAGTTAAACTTATGGGAGTCAAAGCTCGTAAATATATTGTAGTTCCTAGTGTAGTTCCATCATCATATAATGCGGGATGTACTCCTGTAATCTTATATATTGCTCCTGGTATTAAACCATTAACAGGGTCTAGTATTCCAGCAGCAATTATATCATATATCTCTAGTATAGTTTTTTCTACCTGTAGAGTACTACTAATATCCCCTAAGGTAGCTAAAGTATAAGTTCCTGCTATTGGTGGTGCTGGAAGTTTTAAATACACATTATCTATAGTAGGAGCAGTAAAACTGAGTTCTGTAAAATTACCATCTATAGCTAATTCAAAACGTGGAATTCCTGATTGAGTTGATATTTCTCCTCGTGTTTCCACTCCATCTTCTACACTATTAGAATTTATAATGACATATGTCTCTCCAAGATTAAACTGTCCTAAAGTGTGATTAGTTTCATCAGTAGTTACTGAAGAAAATATACCTACCTGTCTATTTTTTTCTTCATCGTCTTCAAAAAGGTTAATACCTTGCTCACCTTCTGCATTTAAAAATGAACTAAACCCAGATGTATCCAATACACTTTGTAAACCCTGAGAATCTCCACCACTTCCAGAATTAGATAATAATTCTAAATCATTTTCATCAAGAATTAGCTCTGTTTCTGCTAATGAAGAATTTAATTCATTTTTAAAATTTTTAATATTAAAAATTTCTCCAGTGTCAGTAAATTTAATTAAAGGTATTTGATATTTATATACAAAATAATCTAAATTATTATTTAGAAAATCTGTAGAAATAATTTCGATAATTTTAAGATTTACATTATCATTAATAGTATCTAATATTTTATTTAGTATTAATCTCATATTTATTTTATATTAATTATTTTTATTATAGTTTTAAATTAATTAAATATCCAACTTGAATCGATTTATCAAATATTCCATAAGAGGTTAATATAACATCTCCATTTTTACGTTGAATACCTAAATTAGCATTAATATTAAATTTATTTAATTCAACATTATTTGATATTGTACCACCTAATAATAAATTTATTGTTGGTTTTTTAATTTCAACAGGAATATCTAAACTTCTTTGTTTAATAAACCAATTATATTTTAAAGATTTTAATTCACCTTGAACTTCCACATCTCCTACAATCTTAATAGTATCATTTTCAAAAGGAATTTGGTATTTTCTAACCGCTATTGATTTTATATATTCTTTTAGACGTTCAGTTTCTGATTCTAAATTAATATATTTATCTGCTAATTCTTTATTAAACGGATTTTCCATGACAATTAAACTATCTTTATATATCAAACTATCTTTAAGTTGTATTAGTGGCTTAGGATTGCTTATAATAGGTGATTTTCCAAATATTTCTGGTATAGTTACTTTAACAACTTTAGTTTCTGTAGGAGATGTCCATCTACCTATGAAAAAAGATATTAATAAAGCAGTTATTCCAATTATGATATATTTTATATTACTAATCATTATATAAATATTTTTTTATATTGTGTAAGATGATCTTGTCTTTCTTTTAATCCATTATAACCACCATTAATTTTTTTAGTAATAGTTTTAATATCGTCTAAATCTGCAAATTGATTAAGTTTTCTTTTATTCCAAAACCATAATGCACTCACCATAGCATTAACTTCTTGTTCTAATAATTCAGGATTATTAACAAAATCAATTCCTGTATCTTTAGTTAATTCTTTATAATTAGATAATCCTGTAATTTGGATATACCCTCTTCCTTTATATTTTTGACCATCGTTATCATCTTCAGGAGTATTACCTAATCTTTTTGCAAGTTCGCCTGTATCGTATTTATCTAAATATATCTCACTACCCAATTCTTTTAAAAATTTAAAATCTCCACTTTCATGTGAAATTTGTGCAAAAAAATGAGATAATCTTAATGGTGTTGTAATATTATATTTAGTAAGTAATGATTTATATTTATTACTTAATTCTAATACTTTATTCATAATTATTTACTTTTATATTTATAATAAGGATCATTTAAAATTTTATTAATTTCAATTAAACCTTGTTCTGTTTTATCTAAACTTTTTTTAATTTCTAAAGTCTCCTCTTCTAAAGTTAATTTAGTATTTTGATTATAACTTGTACATATTAAAAAAATAAATGAAATAAATATTATTTTTAATTTCTTCATTGTCCTAATTTTTTACGTATATTATCTAAATCTCTTTCCAATTTATTAGCTTTTTCTTTCAATTCTTTATTGTAATTATCTCTAAGATTATCTAATTCAGCTTTATTTTCAATATCTTTATTTTTTTCAGCTTCTCTAATTGCTTTTAAATAATCTTTACTATCTGATAAATTTAAAGCTTTTTGAACATCTAATTTATTATTTGTTTCAATTTCTATATTTTCAGCATTAATCATTCTCGAATAACAAAAGAAACATGCCGCTGCCAATATAATATTTAAAATTAACGATAGAACCCAAGATCTATTTTTAGGTTCTATATCAATAACTTTAACTAACACATCTTTTGCATCTCCACTATCTATCATATATTTATTTTAATTTTTTTAGTTATTACTATTAATTTAGATAGTGTAAAGGTTGTAATATTTTTCATAGTAGGTTTTTAATAATATTTATATTTAATTGTTATTAAGATAGGTTAATTTTAAAAAGCCATTTGTAATTTGTTATCAGCTTGATTTATTTCTGAACATTTTGTATCGTAATAGAAGATATTCCATTGTTTATAAAAACAGTATGATTGTTATTCTCATTAACAATTGTGTAATTTATTGTTATTACTTTTAATATTTATCTTTTTTTTTACAATTTATAAAATTCGCTTATATATAAAATATCACTACTCTGATTTTAAAATCAGCGGGGATTGGTGTGATAGGGTTTGCTATATCCCCAACTGCAGTATATGCCTCCATTATAGTAACAGTATCTCCAACTAATACGTGCATCACTGTCGGGGTACTATTATTATATTGAACTCCTATACCTCCATCTCCCTCTGGTGTGTTGACTGTAACAATATCTCCTATAATAAATCCATTATTAGCTGTAGTACACTCTAAATAGGGTATCGCAGATATGATAGTACTGCCAGATAAAGCTGGAGCTAATGAGTGTTGATAATCAAATTGCCATATAGGTAAATATTGTATTAATACTTGTATACCTGCATTAGCATTAACTATGTAAGGATTGGGAGTTGTGCCAGTTCCTGTAATTGTTACCCCTGTCCCTGCTGTAACTATCGTTTCTGCTCCCGTTGGTGTTGGTACGGCTATTTGAAATGGTGTTGCTGTTGTTCCGTTACCTGTAACAATAGTATTTGTTCCATTATTAATTTTAGTTTCCGAACCATCTGGAGTAATACTTGTTAAATATTCTTTCGTTACAATAACTTTTCCCGATGCTGCGGTAATTAAGGCGTTGGTTACACTAGGTAATTCCGCCAATCCATTCTTTAATATTGTAAATGCATCTGAAAGAGATCCCCCATTAGTACCATTCCCCAAACTAAAAAGTCTGTCTGTAGATACGTATGTAGTAGGATTTCCACTCGGTGCTGTACCAAACATTCCTATGGATGTTTCACAATAAGCATTAGCGTCATTATTATTACCTCCTGCATGAGAATACTTTGCAATAGCCCTAGATTGAAATCCTTCAACATGAGAAATATCACCCGAGGCTGTTGTTTGTTCTCCTTCAGCATGAGAAGATATACCACTAGCTAAAGTATTAAGGTTTTGTGCATGAGAGGTATCTCCACTAGCTAAAGTATTAAAACCTTCAGAATGTGATTGTGTCCCACTAGCTTCGGTATCTTCACCCTCTGCATGAGAAGCATATCCAGAAGCTATTGATTGATAACCTTCTGCATTAGCAAAAGTATTACTTGCTATTGTATCTGCACCTGTGGCTGTACTATATGAACCTGAAGCAGTTGTGCTATCCCCAGAAGTAAAACTAGAGGTTCCTCTAGCACCTAAAGTATTTGAAGGTGTGGTGCTTATAGACAAATCCACAGCATTATCACCAATAGGGCCATAATTAAGAGGATCTCTACCTCTAATAACTATACTAGTTTTACTAGACTCAGTTATTTTTTCTAAAGGTGGGAGAGTCGGTTCAATTGAGAAAAAATTATATACTTTATTAGAATAATCTATATTAAAAGTTATTATATTGTCAGGATAAATAAAATCACTATCTAATAATCCTGTATTTTCTTCTCCTGATATTACCTCCTTCCATTCCCATCTACTTCCTTCTTCAATACAGTAAACAACCAATCCTTTTTCATATATAAATGCTAAATTATTATTAACACCCAAATTTTTTAAAGATTCTTCATTTTCTTTATATTCTTTTACATTTAATGGAATTTGAGTTTGAACTCTTAAACCTAAAGCTTTATTTGTATAATCCATTATGTTTTTTTAATTTTAAAATTCATTATCCCATATGAATATATATTATAACTAATAAATATTCTTGTTTTTAAATCCTCATTGTAAAATGATTCAAATCCAGTTGTAATATCTGCATTATTATCATCATCATAAATATGATAATTATCATTTAAAGAAATATTATTTAATGCAAAACATATTAATCCTATATCTGTATAATTTATATCTTTACCTTCTTCAAATACTGATATTGAATCCAAAGATTTAGTTTCTAAATAAGTACCACTTTCAATCAATTCTAAAATATCATCAGATATAACACCTAAAGGTTCTTGCCAATAATAAATTTTAGTTATTATTGGTTGTATAGGAATATTATTACAATCTGTTTTTTCAGCTTGTATGAAATTATTTTTTTTATTTATTTGATATATTTCTTGACAATTATCATTACAAATTATTTTAGAATTATATAAAAGATTACTATATATTTTTAAGAGTTGTTTTATTTCTTCATCACTTAATATTAAATGAACTTCTTGTAATAAATCATATGTAATAGCTAACAAATATATATCAATTGGATTTATTGATTTACCAATTTTAGCTTTTTTATATTCTTTATTTAAAGAACTGATAATTCTAGCATAATGTGATTTTTCATTTATTTGTTGCATAGTTTAATTATTGTTGTATAAATTTACTACAAGAACTGCAGGTAATAGTTTGACAATTTTTACATTTAGATATTGAACAAAGTTTTTTAAGGTTATTTAACATTTCAATTGCTTGTGAATAATAACCCACATCTAAAGATTTTCCAATAGAATCAATTAATAAACTCACTGTAATTGTTAAATTACTTGTATAAACATTTACAGAATTACAATCTATAGATTTTTCTATATTTAATAGATAATTTAACATACATTTATAATAAGGTTGTAAATTATAAGTAATTCCTAAAGCAGGATCTTGGCAATTTATACAACCCTCATCTCCTTCATAATCACTTTCAACTTCAATAAACCAAATATCTATAAAAGAAACTAAATTTAATTCTTCAGCAGTTACTACAAAAACTTCAGTATTGTCAATTTGTTCTAATTTATAATTTAAATCAATACTTAAAGAATCATCTTTAAAAGTAGCGATATTCCATAATTTAATTGAAGTTATTGTACTTCCTGTAATAGTTTCTACATTAATTGCAAGTTGTTGTCCATCATTTAAAATTTCAAAGTTATTTATAATAACTGCTGCCATATTTTTTGTATATAAAAAAAGCTGACTGCGTACAAATTAATGTTTACAATCAGCCTTTAAGGTTATTATTTATTTATGTTATTATACTACTGCTAAATCATCTGGTACTGTAGCATAAGTATCAACCGCTGTTCTAATAGAAGCAAGAATTGCATTTGTATTAGCATTATTGGCTAATGTATCTGTATCTTTATCTACAGCAATAGTTAAAACTTTATATTGACGTTCTACAGAAGTTTCTGTACGAGGCATATAATGTTTAATGTGAATAAGGTTATAAACACCTGATCCAGAAGTATATGTTGGTGTTAAATTTCCAAAATTAGCTGGAAAACCATATTCTCTTGATGGGTCATATTTAAATCCTTTAAGATCATATTCTGCATTACTAACCCATTTCGCAGTACCAGTACCTGGTTTTGATGCGGTAATTTGAGTAGTTGTTAAAACATCAAGATTTGAACTATTGCCATTTGTAGGTACATTTTCAAAAACTTTACCTTTAACAGTAAAACGAAGCTTACGACCATCATCACGACCAACACGATTAGGTTGATATTGTTCTGTAATTAAAATTCCAGTACCATCAGCAACTGCTGTAAATTCATCTGCTCCACGATTAGATAAATTTTTATTTAAAGATAGTAAAACACCATTTCTAATAGTTGTTGCTGTATCAGAACCTATTACTTGACCTGTTACATAATACCCTTGAATAGTTGTAAAGTTTTCAGGAGATAATTGATCTTCTAATCTAATTTCAACTTCGCATGTTCTTTTAGCTGCTACAACACCTGCTGTATTGAAACCATCTACTTTATAAGAACCTAATACTTCAGCAGAGTAAGCAGTAACTGTAACTCTTTCTACATATTTAGGATCAACTTTATCCGAGAATTCAAATCCTCCAGGAATAGCATCCGCTTTTTGTAAAACATAGAAAGGTTTCTTTGCTGCTACATCTGTACCATCTTTAGATAGTACTTTTAATTCTTTATCTGATGCTGAAGCAATAAAGGTAGGTACTGTTGTTTCTGTAGCTACTGCATTTCCAATCATCATCTCACCTACTTGATTTGGTGTAAACATAATTTAATTTGTTTTAATTTATAATAATATTTATTTATTCATTTATTTGGCTCATTTGAGCCTTTACTTGTAAATTTTGAGGTTTATAATCAGTTAATGCAAGCATTACAGCACGATCTAATATCTCTCTACAAATTTCTGTATTTAATTCACAAGGTGTTTCTGCAAAAACCCCATCAATTGTTAAATTATCTGATGGAAATGCTGTATTTAAATTTGTAATAATAATAGGTTTTGGATATTTAATATATCTAATTTGATATTCTAAGGAACCTAATATATTATAAGGAGATATAATTTCAACAACTTTACTATTGTTGACATTAGATAAATCTAATCTCCATGCAATTTTTTCATTTGGTTTTTCAAATGGATTGTCAATTTGAGTATCATATTCATCATAAGATACTGGTTTAATATTTAATATCTTATTATTATAACAATCTTCTGAAGTTATTTTAGCTTTTTCATTAACTATTAAAAATAAATCATTTGGTACTATATAAAATTTTGCTTCAGAATCAATATTAGAAGAATTTGATATAACATCAGTTGTTTTATAATCTTTAACTAATTGATTTAAATCCCTACGTCTTTTTTCAGTAGTTTCAAAACCTTTTTGTTTACGATTACTTAAAGGATCGTAGTAATTTTTAATAATTTCTAATTGAGCAGTAGTTAAATAAACACTTAACTCGTATTCGTCAATTCCTGGAGAGCTCATAGAGGCTATTGCATTATATGCTAAATTGAACTCATTTTTGAACTCTAAATTGGTCATATTTAATTAATTTTATTAATTTTAGCTTCAATTAAATTTCTTACATCTTGATTTTTTACATTATCTAAATAAGCAATTGCATTATCAAATGTAGCAACTTCTCCTGAATTACAAAGATCTAAGCCATCTTCTGTTGAATATTTATTTGATTTTTTAAGAATAACTCCTTTATCAATTCCTGTATTTATTAACATTTTTGTATAAAGAGTTTTATCATTCATTACACTAACAAATTTAACAGCTTCATTATCAATAAATTCTTCAACTTTATGTTGTAACCAAGTTAATTTAACTTCTGGTGAAATAGGTTTATTTGTAAGTAATTTAAGAACACTAAGTAATTTACCTTTATCATCTTCAATTTTACCATACATTTTAAATGCTTCTTTTTTAGCATCGTATTTACCTTTATTTTCTAACATTTCTTCATCTTCTCTACAAATTGCAAATTGATAAGTTTGTTTAGAATTACGGGCAGCCCAAGTAGGAGAAATTTCACTCTTTAAAGATTCTAAAATTTTAATTGAAATAAAATCCATTGGATTACTTAAATCAAATCTATTATTAGCATCTTCTTTATGTAATGTAACTCTAAAAGTAGTCCAAAAATCTTTATACACAGATAAATTTAAACCTGTGATAGATTCTATATATTCTTTTTCTTCATTACTTAGAACATTAGCTATTGAACCATTCCTCATAAGAGGTGTGCAAAACTTACGAACAGCTTTAGACATTAAACCACCTGCGATAACATGATTTTTATCTACATTAGCAGCCATTCCTCTATTTCTATTAATATACCTAACTGTAATTATTTCAGTTGGTAATGTAAAATTACTTTTAATTGTTTTTTCCATTCTTCTTTTTATTTGTCTTCTTCCGAAAGATTTTTAATTATTAAAAAGGGGATTTTTTACACCCCCTTATATTTATTTTTAGTTTAATATTGATGGGATCAAAGATGCAGTTCTAGAAGGATCTTTTACCAATGAACCAACTCCTTCTACAATAGCAGTCATTGTTGCAGAATCTTCCATCAATTGCATTGTTCCACCTCTACGACCTGTATAAGGATCTCTAATACCTGCCATATATCCACGTAATTCATCAGAACCTCTAACTTTTACTTTTTGAATATTAGGCTCTTCCATTGAACCGATGTAAAGAATATCATATCTGTAAGATTCAGCTACACCACCATCTGGGTGAAGAATTTTATTACGAACTTTATCATCATACATTGGATCAACTTCTAACATTACATGAATGTTATTAGGTGCTCTGTATTCTGTAAATTGGAATCCTGCACTAAATGCATTATCGTGGAATTTAGATTGAACTTGCTTAATTGCATTTTGATTAGTATTATCAAATCCTAATGCAGCCCAACCTGAAGCAATTTCTGCTACAGCTCTATGAAATTGAGCAGCCCCTCTCTCACCTGTACGTAACATGAATTTTCTTTCTCCCCAATCCAATTTACCTTCTGATAATTCAGATAGTAAATCTTCCAACATACGAATAGAGAATCTATTGTAGTAAGTTGTATTAGAAACTTCCATTTGTTCACGAATTCCTGAACCAGCTTTAATTTCAATATTAGCGTTACCTTTATTCAAAAAACGTCCATTTTCATCACGATTTGTTTTACCAAACATGATTGTTCTAGATTTAATACGAGATAAAGCTTTTTCAAATTGCCAGTAAACTTCTTGCATCCAAGTTGTAGAACTATGTACTTTTCCTGTGTTAGGATCTCTTGTTTCAATACCTGCATGATATACTGGTTGAATTTTACAATCAATCATTGCACCTGAAACTTTATGTTCCATACGAATTGAAGTAACAGAATTTCTCATTAAGAAAGGAGAAGTAAATTGAATACCCGCACCTTGAATAGAAAGTTCATCCTCAACAGGAGCACCTTCGATAGAGAATCTATTTCCTGATAAAAATTCGTCTCCAGGGATACCCAATAAAGATTCTTGACCACCCCATACTTCACAAGTATAAACATAATTAGAACCTTCTTCATAAGGATCTTCAATAATTCTCATTTGATATGTATCTGGTCTATGACCTGCAATCAAATGCATTTTTGTAAACCATTTTTCAGCATATACTAATTCAAATGTTGCTCTACCAGCACCAACACCAACAGTATTAGTGTCTACTACAGCTCCATTCCATCTAGCTTCAACTAATGCTATACTACGTTCATCGGAACCAACAACTTTCCATACAAAATCATCTGCAGTAGCTATAATTTTTTCAGGAAATAAAGATAAAGTTGTATCCAAATTTTTCATTCCTGAATTTTGTAACAATACAGTTGTTAATGGCGAAATTAATTGTGGTTGAGAACCAAACAATTGAGAGATGTGATTTTTTAAAGTCAGCCCTGACCATGCTTGTGATTTCGTCATCACAAATTTCCCTATACTCATATTTATTTATTTGTTTTTATAGTTACTTGTTAATTACAGATATTTAACGTAACTTTTAAATATCCGTTTTATTATATATTTAACACATGTCCAGAAAAATTACTGTATGTATTTTCATCCTGTGCCCATAATGGTGTACCATTATCTTTTAATTTTGTTTTACGTGCAATTTGTTCTAAATCTTTTACAGCACTTGATTTAGCATTTGTTGAAATTTTACTTAAATCTTTAAAACCATTTGTAAGTTCATAAAAATGATACATTCTAATTTCAAACTCTAATGGATTTTCTCTTCGTTCTTTCATAAATTTATTTTCAAAAGTACCATCTGGAGATTTACCAACAATATCATTAATTGATCTATAAACTTTATCTTGTAATGATTTATTAGGTTTTAAACCTGAGATTAAATCTTTAGATTCATAAATGGTTTTTTTCATTTGTTCGTCTAATTTAACTTGTTCAATTTTCTCAGTTTCTAATTTTTCTTTATAAGAGTTAGTTTCTTTTTCAATTTCACGACTTTTAAATTCTTTAAGGCTTTGTAATGATTCTTCAGCATCTTCTAAAATAGCATCTTCTCCTAAATCAATTAAACGATTTAACATACGATTAGCTTTTTTTTCATCTAAACCTTGATTAAGATAATCATCATAAATTATACGTTTAGCTAAATCAATATCATTTTTTAATAAATCTATATTGATAGAATTAAGATCTTGAATATCTTTTTTAGCAATTCCTATTTTATTTAAATCTAAATTTGCTAAATAATTATTTAACCTTAATTCTGCTTGAACATCTAATTCTTTATTAAAAACATTTGCAAAATCATCAGCAGATTTAATATCTTTTAAATCGATGTCTAGAGAAGGTAGCAAACCTTGTTCGTGAACAAAGGCGGCTAAAGAAGAATATAAGTTGGAAGAAGACTCACCACCTTCACCACCTTCATCTTCAACATCTTCCTCGTCTACTTCCTCTGAACTATCGTCCTCAACGTGGTTATTATTTTCTAATGTAATATCTTCTACATCTGTATTATTATCATTTTCTTCTTTATCAGTATGATCATTTTCAGGTACTGCAAAATTGAAATTCAATTCTTGGTTACCTTCAAATAAACCCATACCTAATTCATTATCGTCTTCCATTCGATTATTTATTATTGTTATGTTTTATTCTAAGTTTGCAAATATACAAAATCGTAAGACGAAATGCAACTAAAAATTACAGTATTCTTAGTTGACTAAATTTCGCCCATAGCGTTTATGTAGTTGTTTTTTTCTTAATTCTAGAAATTTGATTAGCTTCTTTCTTTAATTCTACATTATCCGCGTGTTTTGACATATCATTATCTAATACTTTTAATTTAAGATTGTAATCAGCTCTAGCTTTATTTATATCAAATTGAAATTTCTCTTGATCTAAAGGATCTCTAATACCATCATCAACAATTCTATCTTTATTAACATCTTTTCCTAATTCTGCAATATAAACTTTAGTTTCATTATCTCTTTGATTTTTTAAATCTTCAAGTTCTAGTTTCCTATTTTCTAAATCAACCATTGCAGCATTTGCTTCCTGTTGTGTTTTATTAGCTTCTTGTGCTTGTTGAGATTGATTTTGTTGCATAGTTTCTTCAGCAGTTTCTAACTTGCGTCTCATATCCATTAATGAAGGACTAAAATAAATATCCATAATTGTAGTCATTGATCCACCATTTTGAATAAATGCTTGAGCATATTGTTTAATAGCTTGTTCAAGTTCAATTATTTTAGGAGTATTAGATACTAATAACCCATAATCAGATTCAGCAAAAGTTTCACCTTCCATATTAAGAATCTCAATAGTTTGATCATCTAAAATATATTGTACTTTTTTATTCTCAACATCCTTTAATGCAATTTTAGCAGTTTCTAAGAAAGCCTCTAATACTCTAATTTTAACAGCTTCGTGTTGCATATACCAATATTCAGTAATATGGCTTGATTGATTTACAGAACGTTCTACACCACCTACCGTTTCTCTATTGGAAATCTGACCTTCACGTTGTCTTGATACACCACACAATTCACCCATCTCCATTTTAATAAACTCAAGTAATTGTATGTGTTGTTGGATATAAGCACCAGTTTCCATATCAATAGCTCTACCACCAATAGTATTCATATTACCTGCAAGTTTACCTGTAGATTGCCCATGTTGACCTTCTTTAAACGAATCTACTACAGCAATCTTATTTACTACTGCAAAATGCATCCATTTTTCAATTTCCCAATTAGTTGGAACTTTGGCTAAATCAAGTTCTAATATTTTACCATAATTTGTAGATATTGCTTTATTAAGTCTATCAAACATTACATCGTACATATATTGAAAATTTTTAGCTCTATCTACTAAAGATACAGCCTTTCCTTGATTTGTATTATATATTTGTCCAATTATACCTAAATGACCTTTAGATGGGTTATTAGCTTTTACATATTGCACTTGAAGAGGTCTCATTTTAAGATAAATATCTTTACCTAATTTAACACCTTCCCAACCTTCAGACACCCAAAAGTCAGTAGATTCTTCACCTAAATTTTTATCTATTTTATATTCTTCAGATTCAAATCTAAATTGTTCATCACCATATTCATCATAAAATTTAATCTTTTTAATTTTACGTAATGATTTCCATCTAACCTTTAACTCTCTAATATTACCATTTTCATCAGTATAATTAGTATTAAAATAATGACCATTTAATTCAGCCATTTGGGTCATACTCTCAAACAATCCTGCAGAATCTGTTCTATCTCTAAATAATGTATGATTGTCTTGATCATCTGAATATGTACCTTTACCTGACCTTGTAGAATATTCTAATAAACAATCTATTTCTTCAGGTTTAAGTTCATCATAATATTCATCTACTAATTGATTAGGTGATTTATGATCTTCCATAATAATAATATCTGCATCTTCAAATCGATTAGAATTACCAGTTCTAATTGCATGTACCTTTAATGGATTTAATTTATCAAAGGTAGGTTCTCCATGAGATATATCAATTAAGTATATTTCTTCTGCAACAAGTAATGCATCTTTAAAACCATCTGTAAATTTTTCAGAAAACTTTAATTCTTGCCAATAATGTCTAAGAATTTGATTTGCCATTTTTTCACGAAGATCTTGCCAAGTGTATTTCATATACTTACCTAACTCATCCATTTTTTTCTGTAATTCTTCTTCCTGATAATTTTCTTCTAACATTTTACTAAGTTTTTGAAAAAGAAATGTTTTTTTGTCCTCTTCTTTTTTAGTAATTGCATCAGGATTAGTTACAATAACAGACCAATCAAACCTACGTTTAATTTCTTCACCAACTAATAAATCAATTTTAGGTACAATGATAGGGATATGAGGTATTTGTTGAGGTACATAACTAGCTTCTAAATGATGAGGATTAACAACTTCTGTTAAATCTTGCATATCTAAAATACCATTATAAAGATTATAATTAATAATTTTATTTTTAAATGTACGTCTTACACCATCGTCGTGATAAAATGAATATTTATCAGAGAAATCTAAATTATCTTTTCTCCATTCTTTATCTTTTTTATTATACGGTAACCTTTGTCGAGGTTGTTGGATTCTTAAATTTCTACCTTCCATTTATCTAAATTTATTTAACTTTACAATATACAACATTTTACTTTTAATTCAAAGTAGTATGTGATATATTAATAGTATATTTGTTTTTCGTTCATAGCGTTTGGTTTATTAAAGTTTTTATTGAAAAATTTATCATTTGCTAAAGTATATATCTGTTTATCTTTATTAGCTATTGCAGATTGTGTTCGTTTATATCTATCTTCTCGAAGTATAAATAACATGCCTCCTGCAGATACCCTATCAAAGTTACCATCAGAATTCCATTTAATACATTCTTCAATATATGCTAAACCTCTCATAGTATGTAGTTTTAATTTACCAGGATTTTCTTCATCTTCTACAGAGGTATTCATCCAATCAGCTTGTAATTTTCTACCCCATTTATTTACTTCAGCATTAGCCATTGTCCCTTTTGATGTGTTACCGTATCCCATATCTTTAGTCATTTGCATATCTTTAAGAATTTGAGGAGTATCGCATAATCTAAATAAAGCATTTTTTTTATCAAAATAACTAAATAAACCTTTTAAGTTTTTTTCATAGTTAGCGATAGCATTATAAAATTCTAATAACCTTAGTGATATTTCGTAGGCTTCTTCGGCTAATCTAGGTCTTCCTGAAAACTCTGCAACAATTCTATCTGTAAATAAATCCATCACCTGTATTGAAAATAATGAAGTACCTGAATCAGCATCAATAGGGTCAATACCTGCAATATATCTACCATGAGCTATTTCACCATTTGCATTTTCTGAAGGCATTTCAAATATTTCTAAACATCCTTCACGATTAGCATTATCCTTATCATAACTTCTTAATGGAAATTTATTATTATTTAATCTCCATTTAAGTTTACCATCACCAGTTCTAACTATTTCTCCAACATAATGTTCCGCTAAGAAAGATTCTTTTCTAACCATTATAGATTCTAAATAATCTTTAAGATCTGATACTGGAAATACAGTACCCTCAGTACGCATAATAGCATCTTGAGGTGTAATACATTCTTCTGCTTTCTTTTGAGTGATTGCAGATGGATCTGTAGAACTATATTTAACTAAATGCCTGTCTAATAATATTTCTATTAAAGCTTTAATAATATCAGGTTCACCGATTTCTTCATCGTAACAATTTTTACGATTCATATACGCTCCCCAAAAAAAACCACATAGAGTATCACCATTTGAATTTTTATCAAATACATTTGGAATACCATATATATTATACGCTCCAGGACTATAAAATAGTTTTTCAGATCCTTCAAATGAACCTCCTTCAACTCCTCCTGTCCCAGCAGCAATCATAAATCCAAATGTAGTATTACCATCTTCAACAGCTTTTCTATTTACATTCCAAGCTTTTTCAAGATTATTAAAAAGACCGTCTTCTTCATAATGAATCAAAGGTCCTCGAATACCCCTAGCTTTATCAGGATTATCTTTTAATGATATACCGTGGACAGAAGCTAAATTACCTTTACGTACTCCATACTCATCTTTAAAACCCAATTGTATCTCCAATGTACTACCCGCTCTATCTACAACTCTCATTCTTTCTAAAGGAGTTGTTTCTGCAATCCAGTCTAAACAATCTACAATTTTACCCCAAATACCTTTATCTCCAGATAAGAAACCTTTATCAGAAGCTAAATGGAAGTTAGGATTACCTGATCCTGGATAAACATATATATTACGAGGGCTCCAAGATGCAGCTTTAAAGCTCATACCACAACCTCTGGTTTTTAAAAGTTTACCATGTTTACCTCTACGTTTACATTGCTCAACATAATGATGAAATAGATAATCTCCTAACCAAGGTTTAGCAAATTTACGAACACGTTCTCCTTGTGACTTAGCACCATCTGATTGTGTACCTGCTTGTTCTACTAACCAAATTGGGGAATAGTTCCAATAGAAATATAACTCTCCAGGAATCCATTCTCCATCTGATTCTCTAACTAAACCATACTTCCATCTACTAAGTTCTTGTTTCCAAAATAAACCATATTCTGATTTAGGATTTGGGTTAGGAGTAAGATGTGTATATTTACCATGTTTCTCAAAGAATAAAGCTTTTTCTCTAAAAAAGTCCATATTTTCTAATATATGAGGGTTAGTTAAATCAACTTCTATTCTACCATCATTATAATCTTTAGATTTAGATTTATCTTTAGCATAACCTCTTATATTTTCTGTACAAATTAAATTTTTAATAAATGTAATTGAACTTAAAGTATCTATTAACTCTAACCAAACTTCTCTTGGAACTGAATTTTTAATTTCATCTGTTAGTTTAGTTTGGTAGTTATTCATCTTATAAAGAGTTTCTATTCCTTCCATTCATTTTGATTTAAAACTACAGCTTCAGTACTGAGTATAACTTTAGCAACAGATACTGCGTTCTCTAATGCACATCTAGTTACCTTTAATGGGTCTATAATATTTTCTTCAAATCTATTTGAATTATGAAAATTTGAAGAACCATTATTTATAATTGTGAAATAAGGTTTTAATAAACTATTATATAAATAACTTTCTAAAGAATTATCTTCTTTTAAATTAATATCTCCTTTAAGTTTAATTACTACTTTAAATAAAGCACTACCTCCACCTTCAACAATTCCTTCTTCTAATGCACAAGCTACAGCTTTAACAGCATCATCATATCTATCGAAACGTTCTTTCATTTCAAGTTCCGATTTACCACCAACTTTAATAATAGATATTTTACCTTTAAGGTATTCAATTCTTTGTTTAATTAAATCTTTATCGTGCTCAACTAATTCTATATTTTTAGATAATTCAATTAGGTTTTCTAATTTATCAGAAACATTTATAGAATCATCTTTAACTAATATACTATTATTTTTAGATATTTTACAAGATTGTAATTTACCAAGAATATTTGTGTTATAAGATTTAGACAAATCAGTAATAAGTGTACTTCCAGTGAAGTCACATAAATCTTGTAATAGATCTTTGCGGTGTTTAGAGAATCCTGGTGACTTAATAACACATATAGGTAATGATTGTGATAGAACAAACGTTTCAAGCTTTCTAAGAGTTTGTTCATGAATATCTTCAACAATTATTAATAATGAATTATTAGATTGTTGTGTTAATTCTAATATATTTCTAAAGTTTTCTAATTTTTCTAATTTAC